TTCTTTATATGGCATAGACTGCCATTCGGTATATCGTCGAATTTTTCTCATTTCATAGGATGATTTGCCCATACATAAAACTCGACAACCGTAAGAAGATTGTTCTAAAAGAGGATTAATAGGCATACCACATCTGGTGGGATCGGAGCTTTGATTATCATCAGCGCCATAGTATCTCCATTCGGGTGAATGATCTAATATATCTTTATAGATGATTCCGCATTTATTATTAGTGCAAGTGAGAAACCCTTCATCGGAAAATGCTAAAGAAAATTGGCACCTTTCGCAATTTTCTCTGTCGCCGGCAACTCTATATAAACATTCTAAGGTGTTATTTGGTTTATCTGGATTAATAATTTCAGTGTCGAAAACATTCCATAGATTAGCTTTTTCTTGTAAAGACAAAGAATTATTATCTTTGTTCTTTTTAGTTCTTTCATTATTCATAATATTAGTCATATTAGTCATTGTTTAAATAAAACAGAATATATTTTTTTAAATCAATTTTATTTTTTATATAAATACTTTTATATATAAACACTTTTTTAAATATATATAATATATGGGAATTGGAAGTTCAACATCAAATGAAGAAGAAGATAATAAATTAGAGCCTAGACCAATATCTGAAATATTAGACTATATAGCAACACATTATATATTAACAATGGATTTTAAGAGCTTAAGAAAACTATATGATAAGGAATATTGTGATAAACTAGTTATACTAACATCTGATATAATAGAAAGATACTATACTGATATAGAAATAACATATTTATCTAAAAGGACAAAAGAGGGAGCACCAATAAATGAGAAAGATAAAATAATATTTTTTAATAAAGATTTGCTAAATAAGGTGGATATAAAGAATCCAAATAAAAAAAAAAATGTATGTATGGGAATTTCTAAATTTTATATTAAAATTGCGCATATTTTTGCAGCAATATTAACGACTATAAATCCAATATATGTATATAAGGATACAGAAGGAAATACGGTTCGTGCATCATTATATGAAAAGAGTAAAATACCCAAAGATGCCCAAGTGGATATTTATAAATTAAATATTTGTAGTAATCGTATCAATTCATTGGAAAATAACAGATCCTTGGAAAATAACAGTCCCTTGGAAAATAACAGTCCCTTGGAAAATAACAGTCCCTTGGAGCCAGATGCTAATGGAGATATAACTATTGGTCCTGATTTTTGTAATATTAATATAGGTGATGATGGAAAAGATAAAGATTTGTTAGATGAGCCGGGTATTCCAGAATTAGAAGAATTATATTATGATGATAATTATGATTTTGATACCGGAAAATTTACGGAAATGTCTGAAAAAACAAAGGAGATGTATTTATATAATTTACAGATATTTTATAATGTGTTTACTGGAGAAAAGGTTATGCCAGAAACGATCACAAAATTTAGTGACATAAAATTACAAAAATACCATAAAAAGGAACATTGTAGAGGTGTAAATCCAAAATTAACACGTGAAATAAAGGGTTCTTTAACTGATAAATTATTTAATGACTATGCTGAAAATTTGAAAAAAATGATTCAAACCGCAAATAAAAATCAAGAAGAATTATTAAAAATAATTAATCGTCTTTTTGTTTATGTAGTAGATCCAGAAATGAAAAAAAAACAAATACGTATTAATCCTTCTTTAACGGAAGACAGTTTACAAGATGTAGTAATTGAGGCAAGATCACTAATAATTAAATTATATTTAACGTGTGAGGTAAACTATGTGAATGGGTTGAATATATATGAGGCAATAGTAGATCAAAAAATATTGGATACACTTCAAAATCAAACGCAATATCTTGAAAAAAAACGAGAAGAAACATATTTTAATGATGACATACCAGAGTCAGCAGAGTTAAAGAAATTAAAAGAAAGGGTGAAAAATATGGAAAATACTGAAAAACCAAAAGAAAATATAGAAATACCAAAAGAAAATATAGAAATACCAAAAGAATATATAGAAATACCAAAAGAATATATAGAAATACCAAAAGAAAATACTGAAAAACCAAAAGAAAATATAGAAATACCAAAAGAAAATATAGAAATACCAAAAGAATATATAGAAATACCAAAAGAATATATAGAAATACCAAAAGAAAATACTGAAAACCCGGAATACAATTTACAAGAAGGAAAAATGAAAATTATAATAGAAGGAAATATTGAAAAACAATTAACGAATGAAAATATAAATAAACATCAAGGTCTAAAATATGATATGCCTGTATCAGCAATGGCTGCAGGAAAAATCCGAAAATAATATATATATTGTAAAACAACTTAAAGAGTCTTTAAGTCAAAATAATATATATATTGTAAAACAACTTAAAGAGCCTTTAAGAAAAGGAATAAGAATTTGAACGAATACTTCCTCCTTCGGATAATCCATATACCGATTGATACATTTTAGCCTTGCAAGATTTTAATTTACATTTTAATTGTGTTCCTTTTATCGCATTTTTATTACATCTTGGTGTCGTTTTGTTAAAATCCTTTGCAATTTTGTTACATCTTTGGGTTTTATTTTTATATTTTGTTCGTATTTTACTTGTCATTTATATTATTACTAAATAATATAAATTTATATTTTACTCAAATGAATATTTACATACGACCGGCTTGGGCAGCTCTTTGAGCAGCAGCGGAAGCACTACGTCCGGCTTGGGCAGCTCTTTGAGCAGCAGCAGCGGCGGATTTAGCAGCAGATGCGGCACGAGTTGCAGAAGAACTACGGGCAGCAGAAGCAGCCCTGGAAGCAGCCTTAGACGCGGCTTTAGACGCAGATTTAGCGGCGGATGCAGCAGATGCAGCACCACGAGCAGCCGTTCTTTTCATTGATCTACCGCGAGCCGCCTGAGCAGATCTACCGCGAGCCGCCTGAGCAGATCTACCGCCGTGTTTGCCGCCGTGTTTGCCGCCGGATCTACTACGATATTTACGAGATTTAGCCATTATATAATACCCTTAGAAAAAAATAATTTCAAAATATTAAAAATATTTTAATTAATATGGAATAATTCGCTAAATATAAAAAATAATTATTCTAAATATACTAATTTTTAATTACCAAATTGTGTCAGTAGATGGCCAATACATTTTATCTCCCTTTTTAATATTATATAAACTTCTAAATAATTCTAAACGAGCTAAAGGACAATTAACTCTATATTTATCCATAGGATGCGGATTTGTTTTTAATTGCGCCTTTATTGCTTCATCGAATATTTTTTGTCTTGCCTGAACTGCTAAATAAATAAAAAAAGCGTGAAATGATACCGCGCGAATCGGAGTAATATCTTCATGATATTCTTGAAAATCTCTTAAATATTCTTGGCAAATGGCTATACCAGAAATATCTGCTAAATTTTCACCAGTGCTTAAAGTCGCATCCATTTTTATACCATCATAGCTGGCAAATTGTTCGTATTGTTTAACTACATCTTTCACTTTCCTATTAAATATATTACGATCGTGTGTTGTCCACCAATTATGTAAGTTTCCTTGTTCATTATATTTACTTCCTAAATCATCTAAACAATGAGACATCTCGTGTGCTAAAGTGTATCCAATATGTGCTAAATTATATTCAATTCCTCTTTCATCAAGATCAATAAATGGTTTTTGTAAAAATGCTAAAGGAACGTAAATAGAATTTTCGGTAGGCGTATAATATGCATTCACAATATATGATTGTTTACCAACCATTTTAAACTCTTCCCAATCAATAATAGGAATATCAATATCACTCGATGTTCCATCTATTTCAATAAATTTTTTTGATCTCCATACCGCTAGTAATTGAAGATTATAATACGCATTATCATTACTGTAATCCAATATTGGATCGTCTCTTAATATTTTTGGACTACCGACTTGTAAGTTTATTTTTTCTAATTTTAATAAAGCATATTTTTTAGTAGATGGAGATAACCATTTATTTCGTTTAATAATTCTTTTATATACAGTTAATAAATCAGCAGCCATATTATGTGTATAGTCAATATATTGCTGTTTTTTATTCGTTTCAATATATTCGTTTGTTAAAAAGGTATTGAAGCAAAAGGATAAGCCAAAAACAGGATATATTTCTTTGGGATAAGGAATTGGTTGTCCCTTTTTAAATTTGCCGTGAAATTCGTAATATACCAATCTCCATTCTTTGTGAAATCGCATTAATTGTCTTAAAATCATATAGATATAATATGTCCTCCATTTCTTGCCTTTCCAGGCATTATCTTTATTTAAAGTATTAATAATACATTTTAAATAATTTGTGCTTGAACATATAAATTTATCAGGGGTATTTTTATAACCAATGTTTTTTGTAAATATATCCCAATCAAATCCATATTTTTTAAAGGCTTCATTTTTCGTTACAACATTATATCCTTCCGGATCGTCTTTTACCTCGTCACAACCTAATGCATCTAATATACTATATTCACATTCCCATACATCGATTGCATTTAATTCGTGACCTTTATCTAAACATAAGTCAAACATTTTATCAATAAAATCTAAATATCTATTTTTAAATTCTTTTTTGTATTTTTTTGTTTCTTGATCGTCGGTTGAATCTTCAATATAAATCATATAATCGTAAATTGTTAGTTGTGGTGCTGAAATGGTTGATATATATTTTTTTACATTTTTTTCGTCTTTTAAAACACTCCAAACAATTGGACAGCCCCAAGAAACAATTTCATTTTGGTTTATGTCTCCGAAAAATTCAAACATTGTTTCTCTTGATAGTAAATCGTCTATTTTTGTTACAACTTTGTTGACATATTCTTTTGCTATTTTTGAATCTAAATTATATAGAGAGTTATATACTTTTTTAATCGCATTTGACTTGGGAGTATTATTATTTTTTATATAGTTTTTTACAATATCAATTAATTCGTAGTATACTTTTTCTTGAGTTATCCTAAAACTATCTATTTGAACATAATATTTCTGTATTTTTTTTGTTTCTTCTGATTTTTCGTTAATCCATGAATAGTTTATATATGTATAATAATCATCTTTTTGTTTATATTCCTTTGGAGTAAATGGTGTATTAAATAATTTAATTAATGATTTTTCAATATTTTCACCATACTTTTCTGTATTAATGTTTTTTTCATATTCTTCTTCAAATCGATTGAAAGTATTTGCGTGCTCTTTACAATAATGTTTTAATTGTTTTTGAGATGGAATACATTTTCTAGTATTATTACTATGGCGAGTCTTACTATCGTTACTCTTACTATCGTTACTCTTACTACTACTATTATTTTTTTTTGTTCTCATATATATAATAAATAATAAATAATAAATAATAAATAATAAATAATTAATTAATCTTATTTTCAATCTTATTAAGTAAATCTTCGCTATAAACCAATTTACCTGAAGGCTTATATGAAGTTATTGGAGTATATTTTTTACTATTTTTAAGTTGTTGTATATCATTTTGAATATTTTCTTCATCAGGTTTTTCTTCTTCGATTCTTTCACCATACTCATTGATAATAATACCTGTTTTTTTTTTAATTTCGTTTCTTACATATGATGGAACCCAGTGTTCCCAGCAAATAAATAAGGTATTTGGATGAAAATATCTTACATTAAACCCATTTTCTTGTAATGTATTCATTAAATATGCTATACACCCAGCTTGATCATATTTTGGAACCCCAATAATAATTTCTGGAACAACAAACCAACAAAATTTTTCGTGTATACTATACCTGGAAGTTGTTCTAATTCTCACGTGAATACGATTTAAGATTTTTTTAAATAATTCTAACTTACTTAAATCAATTAAACGTTTTTTTTCATATAAGTCATCGATATTTATCTTTTCAGAAAAGTCTGAGAAATTTTCCAAAGTAAAAATATTTGCCATTTGATATCCTTAAAGAAAAATAATTTTTATTTTTTCGGAAATATTATAAATAATATAATATTACCATAAATAATTATTTAAAATTAATCATATTTATGTAATTATGACAATAAAACATTTAGTTATAAGTGGAGGAGGGCCTTTAGGGTTAAGATATTTGGGCGCATTAGAAAAGTTACAAAAAGAAGGTGTTTGGAAACAAGAGAATATCATATCAATATATGGAACATCAATAGGTTCTATTATTGGTGCATTTATTTGTCTGAATTATGATTGGGAAACGTTAAATACTTATGTTATTGATAGACCTTGGCAAGATGCATTCAAAGTAACTGCTAAACATATATTTAATTCTTATTATAATAAAGGATTATTTGATAAAAAAATTTCTGAAATTGTGTTTAAACCATTATTAGAAGCAAAAGATCTTACTATTAATATAACTTTACAAGAATTTTATGAATTTTCAAAAATCGATTTGCATATTATTACATTTGAATTAAATAAGTTTGAGACGATTGAACTTTCACATACAACGCATCCAGAATTAAGTTTACTACAAGCATTAACAATGTCTTCATCATTGCCAGGAATATTTATGCCAACAATAATAGATAATAAATGTTATATTGATGGGGGAGTTATGTGTAACTATCCATTAAATCAATGTTTAATGGCTAATAATAATAAAGATGAGATATTAGGAATTAAATTTTTACGTGATGAAGAAAATGGTGTTTTTAAAAATGCGGAGATTACTGCAGAGACGTCTTTATTAGAATATGTAGTATGTTCAACCATTAATTCTATGAATTTTATACGAGACACTGTTAAAATAGAAAATATAGATAACACTGTTATTTGTTATATTTTAGAAAATCCATTAACATTAGATTTTATTCAAGAAGTAATAAAAAATAAAGAATTAAGACGCGAATGGATTGAAATGGGTGAACAAGATGCTATTCCATTTATTGATAAGTATTTAACAATTAAAGAACAGTATTTAAAAATTGTTCCATAGTTGATTTGGTTGGTTTAGCGTCGTATTCAATAATTTGATTGTCTTTTGATAATTTAATTGTTGGATAACCTTCAATTGTATATTTATCCATTAGTTGAGAAACTTCGGCACTTTCATTAGTGCAATTATATTCAGCAAAATGTATTGTGTAACCATTTATTGATTTGCCATCATATTCACTCTTTAAGGAATCCCATTCCGGTTTAGCAGTCTTACAATGTGGACACCAATCAACATAAAATAACATTAATGTGGCTGTTTTATTAGAATTTTGTTCTTTTGGTATATTTTCTCTGTTCGCGTGAAATAAAGTGTTTGAATTTGCATATTGTTTATATGCATAAATACCAAACCCTAAAAATAACACAACACAAACACAAATTATAATATTTTGTCTTGTGAATAAATCTTTAATACTTCCTCCAGTTTTTGAAAAAGGAGAATTATAATTTGGTGACATTGATTGAAAATTATTATTCATTATATACTAAATGAGAATAAATTATATAGAATCGTTTAAACGAATATACCTAAATATTATTTTAATTTCAAAAAAAGTGTCGAATTACTGAAATAATAAGAGCCAATACAAAAATAGAAAATATATAACCGCATAATATATTGGTTTTTAAATGATTCCATTTGTCATTCCAAATATTTACATTAAAGTGATTAACAAATTTGTTAGTTTGTTGAGTATTAAAATATAAAGTATATCCTAAAAGAGCTATAATAATTATTTTACCAAACATAGATGGTAACCTAAATGTATTTAATGGTGTTAGAATAAATAATATAATAAGTATTACAGATACACCAAGACACATACACACATTATGGGTAGATTTTGAAAATTCAACAATGATGGAAGATGTATTTAACGATGTATTTAAAGAAGCCATAGTTAAAATATATTTATATTTTATTTTTTATATTTATATATAAATGAGAAAGACACGTAAAAAAAATAGACATAATAAGTTGACAAAAAGAGTGTTTAAAAAAGGAGATTTTTATTCAGGGGATGGATTTCTAACAAGTGTTTGGGGACCAGCTATCTGGCACTCTCTTCATATAATTAGTTTCAATTATCCAGTAAAACCAACTAACGAAGAGAAAAATCAATATAGAAATTATGTTTTATCATTACAAAATGTGTTACCGTGTGGAGCGTGTAGGAAAAATTTAAAAATGAATTTTAAACATTTGCCTTTAAAAATGTCTGATATGGAATCCCGCGATAGTTTTTCTCGTTATATTTATGATTTACACGAATTGGTAAATAAAATGCTTAAAAAAAGGTCAAACTTATCATATTGTGATGTAAGAGAAAGATATGAACATTTTAGGGCGAGATGTGTCGATGAAAATCCGAAAGTATTTAAATATTCCGATATCAAAACAAGAAAACATAAAAGGGAAAAAGGATGCACAGAACCATTATATGGCAAAAAAGCTAGATGTATATTAAATATTGTTCCTCAAAATAATAAGGGTCAAAGCATTAAAATTGATAAAAAATGTATGAAACATAGGTAATATAAGCGGTCTAATAATAAAATAAACAAAATAAATAAGAATCAATATCATCAAATAATTTAAATGTTGTATACAATGGATGTTCTCTATCTGTTTTACGAAAACGATTTAAATGAACATAACTAGCAAATTTTTCATAAACTTGTTTTACATTGTCTTTATTAATATCAGTGAATTCTTCATAATCAATCACAATATCGCAACCAAAAGTGTTTTTATTTTCAATAAAATGTTGTGGTTCAAATTTAAATGTTAAGAGATGGTTTATTGTTTTCAACAGATATTCAATATTACAATCATTCCATAAAAATGTTAGACTATCTTGAATAATAGTAGTTTCAAATGTTTTAGCAATAGGGTCATTCGTATGATATCGACATTTGTTTTGTTCATTATAAATAGTCATTAGTATAAAAACAATTACATCGCGTTTATTATGTTTTTCTTCGTTTTCTAAATACTCATCAAGAGAATCTAAATATGATTGTGGATGTTTATAACTATTATTACCTTCTTGAAGTAATTCAAGGAAATTTTTTAAAACAGATGTATATAAGTCTAAATCATTTTGTAGCTTATCTGGTGTCGTTGCCATTTGTCTAGCTATATATATTGTATAATCTTTATATTGTTTTGATATATATTTTACATGCCAAACGAACTGAAATCGCTGAGAATAGGAACAGGCATTATGTCTGGATTAAACGCATTATAATTAGGGACTTTTTTACACGAAAAATTCGGCTCTGGACATCGTGCACAAGCAGGACAAGCTGGACATTTGGTAGCATCAAAATTATCAGGACAATTTTGTATAACAGATGGGCATTTTGGACAAACAGGAGGAACAATTTGCGACTTTAATATATACAAATCTTCATCCCCTGAAGGAATTTGAGCACGTGTAATTCCATTTGATTGAGAATTATAATAAGCAGATGAATCATAGCTAGAATATGTATTTCCACTAGGACCTGTTAGTGTTGTAGATTGACTGCCGTGAGGTCCATAATAAGTGGAAGCACTAACATCTGTACCAGTGGTATTATTTTGAGAATCATATTGATTTATGGTGTTATCTTGACTATCATTGTTATTAACATTGTCGCCGGTATAAACAATTTTAGATCCATCTGGAGTTGTAATTTCAACCGCTTTGTTTCCGTTGCTGTCAGTAATCATTTTAGCGGATCCCCCATTTGGTCCATAATAAGTAGACACGCTAGCATCAGTGCTGTTTGTGTCAATATAATAAATTTCAGTGGTTCCATTTTTGTTAGTTATAACAATAGTATTATTATTGGGTGTTTGTATTACTTTAGCAGTTGCTCCATCAAGGCCATAAAACACACTGGGAATGGATGTTCCATCATAATGATTATAATTATCATAACTAGTAGTTTTTCCATTTTGTGTAGTGGCTGATGCATTTCCAGTGTTTTGATTATTTGTTAGTATTAAAACAATATTCCCATTCTTATCCTTTACTTTAATAACAGTAATATTATTTGAATGATTTACAGTGGCGGTTGCTCCATCAGGTCCTGTATAAGTATTATCAGATGTTCCGCGGGTGTATGTAGTAGTTCCATTACTAGTTGTAACGATAAGACTATAATTGCCATTAGTGTCTTTTTGAAATTGAGCGGATGCACCATTTTCTCCATAAAATGTTTTGCTGTAATAACTATCTTCCATACCTTCAATAGTTTCGTTTCCGCTTAAAAATGAACATAAAATTAATCCTAATAATAAAATAACAAAAAATATTAAACAATACTCATCCTTCATTGTATAATTTATATAGTGAAAAAAATTGATTTATTTAATTATATATTTATTTAATTATAAATATATAAACTAAGAATGTCAATGAACAATAAAGACGATTGGGTTAGTGCTATTATTATTGATGATTCGGATGATGAATCTACGGATGTTAATGATAATAAAACTCTTAAAGCTATTAAAGCTACGAATACAAAACAATATGAAGAAGAAATTGAAAAAGTAATTGAAATAATCCCTATTATTAAAAAGAAGAAAATGGTTGAGCCATTAAAACAAATGTTTATGTCGGATACAACAATTATTGAAATAGGTATAGATGAAGCAGGAAGAGGGCCAATGTTTGGTAGGGTCTATGCTGGAGTAGCCGTTTTACCTAAAGATGATATATTTGATCATTCTTTAATGAAAGATAGTAAAAAATTTACTAGTAAGAAAAAAATAGAAAATGTTGCTGAATATATAAAAGAAAACGCCATAGCTTGGGCTGTTGAATATGAAGATGAACAAACGATTGACGATATAAATATTTTACAAGCAACGCAGTCAGCAATGCATAAAGGTATTAAAAATGTGCTTGCTCAATTATCAAGTAAAACGGATATCGATTATGATAACATACTTTTATTGGTTGATGGAAATTATTTTAAACCTTATTCAATATTAAATAAAACAAAAACAAAATTTGAAAGTATAAAATGTCAAATGGTTGAAGGAGGTGATAATAAATATACCTCTATTGCAGCGGCTTCTATACTAGCAAAGGTATCAAGAGATAAATATATTGAGGAACTTTGTATTGAAAATCCGGAATTAATAGAACGTTATAGTATTGATTCAAATAAAGGTTATGGTTCAAAAAAACATATGGATGGAATAAAAAAATATGGAATTACTAAGTGGCATAGAAAGACGTTTGGAATTTGTAAACAATTTGCTTAAAACATTATAAACACGTTATAAAAAATGATTCATATAATATTTTTTATCTTATTATATAAATGGTAAAAGTGTGTGCGTTTGATACTGAGATGACAGGATTACCACCAGAAGAATTAAATTCTAATAATGTAAAAACATTGTGGAATATAAAGCCTGATGTGTGGCCATTTATTATTCAATTGAGTTATATTTTATACGATACTGAAACTAATAGTGTTAAAATATTTAATAAATATATTGATATTCCAGATGACGTAAATATTACGAAAGGTAGTATATCGGTCCACCATATTACTAAAGAAAAAATAGCGAATGTTCTTCCTGAAAATAGAGCGACGATAAAGGATGCATTAAATGAGTTTTTCCGTGATATTAAACAAGTGGATATTATTGTAGGACATCACGTGATATATGATAGAAAAATAGTAATTGCTGAATTATTGCGTTTATCAGAAAAAAATGATTCACCACGAATTCAATATATGATGGATGACGATAATTTTGAATGCACAATGACGAAAACGAAACAGATTTGCAAATTGAAATATAAGGATAAAAATGGGAAATATAAAATTAAAAGGCCTAAATTATTAGAAGCTTATAAGCATTTTTTTGGTAATACATTAAATGAAAAAAAATTACATAACGCATTAGTTGATGCAGTTGTATGTTTAAGAGTTTTTTGTAAATATAAATATTCTATTGATATATATGAAAAAAATCCTATTATAACTAATTATATTAAACAAATTTCTCATAAACCAAAGAAAACAAAGAAAACTAAAACATCTAAAAAAAAGAAGAAATCAAGAAAAAGCAAAAAATATTAAGCAGAACACATTTCACAGATTTCTTCTTGTTCTTCGACATTTTCTTTCGTTTCTGGTTCAATTGTGAATTGTTGAGCTTGATGTTTCGCTTTTCTTCTTAAATAATATATACCTGTTTTTAATCCTCTTTCCCACGCATAAAAGTGCATTGATGTTAGTTTGTTATAGACAGGATCTTCCATCCATAAATTTAAACTCTGGCTTTGGCAAATATATGGGCCTCTATCGGCCGCCATATCAATAAGATGTTTCATCGGAATTTCCCAAACAATTTTATATTTATTTCGAATATGCTGTGGTAAAATAGTTAATTGTTGAATAGAACCTTTATTTGTGATAATATTATTTTTGATCTGTTCATTCCAATAACCTAATTGGATTAATTCACGCATTAAATATTTATTAACAACGACAAATTCTCCTGCAAGAGTTCGTCGACTATATAAATTACTTGTAAATGGTTCAAAGCATTCATTAAAACCCAGAATTTGAGATGTGGATGCGGTTGGCATTGGTGCAACTAACAACGAATTTTGAAGTCCATATTTAATAATCTTTTCTTTTAAATGAGTCCAATTGTATCGACACAAAGAAGGAGTAACCGACCACATATCAAATTGAAGAATACCTTGTGAAGCAGGAGATCCTTCAAATGAACTATATGCTCCTAATAAGTTTTTATTTGTTCTAGAATATCCGAGTTCAATTAATAACTCCGGATCCAATTGTTGTAGTTGTTCTGTTTTTTCCATTGCCAAATCATTACTTTTTTCTAAAGCAGCGTGATATATGGTCTCAAATATTTGTTTATTAAGTTCCTTTGCTTCATCGGAATGAAATGGAATATCTAATAAAACAAATGTATCGGCTAACCCTTGAACTCCAATGCCAATTGGTCTATGTTTAAAATTGCTATTTCTTGTTTTTTCCGTCGGATAAAAATTAATATCAATGACTCTATTTAGATTGTTAGTTATGACCTTTGTTACATAGTGAAGATGGTTAAAGTCAAATGATTTGTTAGTTTCGTTAACAAAAGATGGTAGACCAATTGAAGCTAAATTACATACGGCGGTTTCTTTGTTATCGGAGTACTGAATTATTTCACAACATAAATTTGACGATTTTATAGTGCCTAAATTTTTCTGATTTGATTTAATATTGCACGCATCTTTATACAATAAATAAGGTGTGCCTGTTTCCATTTGAGCATCTAAAATGGCAAACCATAAATCTCTGGCATTAATTGTTTTACGTGCTTTACCTTCGACTTCATATTGTTTATATAATTCATTGAATTTTTCTCCGTATACATCGGATAGCCCAGGGCATTCGTGTGGGCAAAAAAGAGACCATTTACCATTCTTTTCTTTAACTCTTTCCATAAATAAATCTGAAATCCATAAAGCGTAAAATAGGTCACGTGCTTTCAGTTCTTCGTCGCCGTGATTTTTGCGTAACTCTAAGAAATCAAAAATATCTGCGTGCCACGGTTCTAAATAGATAGCAAATGATCCATTCCTTTTTCCAGAATTATGAACTAACCCCATATCTGTTAAATAATTATGATTATCAATCATATTAAAATCATATACAGAGCCTTTATAATGAAGTTGTTTAATTTTTTTAATTCTCCCCCACAGAAATCCATTCCATTCGAAATATTTAAAAAATTTACCTTGTTCATTTGTAAAATTTAAAATTTCTCTTAAAACATTATGTTTGGGAATTCTTAAACAATATGATATTTTTTTATATGTGATTGTATCTCCATAACAAGTTATATGGGATTTTCCAATATTATTTTGAACATTACCAGATGTCAATACCCCAAGTCGTAATAATAAATATCTTAATTGCATTATTAATGTTTGCGAGGTATTATAAAAATATAATTCTTTTAAATTAGAACCATCTGTTCTTAATAAACCTTCAATTATTTTAATTATTTTGTGTTTAGGTAAATGTAAAAAATCATTTGTTATTTGCTTATTATTATCATCATTATTGTCATATAATATTTCTCTAGATAACCCAAGTGTCGTATTATTATAATTAGACCATTTTATAGCTACACAATTGTTTTTATAATTTTCCCAGAATTTTATATCTCTTTTTGTTAAAAATTGTCTTGTAAATTCTATTAAATCTGATTTTGCCTCTAAACCGAGGGTTATGCCTGATTCTCTTTCATTTCTACATATATGACCATCGCCTAACATCATTCCATAAAATTTATAGTAATCAATGTCATCTAAATCATTATCTTTTTCAAAAGTAGGTAAAGGAAACCCAACAAGGTCATTTTCGCATAATTCTGATGCAGTAAAATAATCTGGTTTTATTATTTTTTGTTGGAGACGATTTTTAATGACGTTATAATTTAACATTTTTGTTTGATTTTTAATTAAATAAAGTTCATGTTCTTTGGTTACTTTAACTGGAAACATTGAATTAGTAATACGAATTTCTAAAATTTCTTTATCAACTTGATTTATTATAATTTCGTTTACTTTTTTAAATGACCCATCATTTGTGATTAACTCATCATTTGTAGTTATATTTTCCATTTGTACAGGTCCTCTTTTGGAATATACCCAAGTGTCTGGAGTAAAACATTGATTTACGTAGCGCGCGGTGTTATTAAATACACGCAACATTGGCACTAAACCATCTGTTTTTCCATTTGTTCCTTTAATATGTGAATTTTTAGCGCGTATATTATGAATATGAAGTCCAATTCCACCAGAGTATTTAGAAATTAATGCACAATCTTTTAAGGTATTGTAAATACCATCGATACTATCTTCTTCCATAGCTATTAAATAACAGCTAGATAATTGAGGTCGAGGTGTTCCTGCGTTAAATAATGTTGGTGTAGCGTGAGTAAAATATTTTTGTGACATTAAATTATATGTTTCTTCAACAAGCTTTAATGAGTTGGGATTTGTAATGTCTCCATGGATGCCTATAGAAACACGCATCCACATATGTTGAGGACGCTCAATAATTATATCATTTTTTTTAAAAAGATATGCTCTTTCAAGTGTTTTAAATCCAAAATAGTCAATTAAATAATCTCGATTATAATCAATAATATTATCAATTTCTGTTTTATATTTTTTTACAAAATTCCAAAGGTCTTCAGATACAAGAGGATATGTTTCTCCGTGAATATCAATAAACATATATAATGTTTCCATAACATCACTAAATTTATCATTGGTATTTTTTTGATGGTTGGAAACAACAATGCGTCCAGCTAAGGTGCCATAGTCGGTATTTAATGTAGAAAGAGAGGCACATTGCTCTGCGGCTAATTCATCAATTTTGGTGGTTGGAATTGTATCATATAACTGATCAATCACTTTCATAACTAGTTGTTGATAATTAATTTGTATGGAAGCTTCTTGACCTAATTTTTTAATTCTTGTTAAAATTTTATCAAATGCAATCTCCTGCAATTTGCCGTTTCTTTTTGTAACACGCATATCGGTATTTTCCATCATATTATATATATATGGTAATTTAATTTTAAGTCAGTTTTCATAAATTAAATTAATAAGTTTTTATATAATTCTATATTATATGAAAGATAAAATTGACACGTTTGGAAAAAGTATTACATTTTTAATAGGAATAATAGTAGTAGGTTTATTTTTAGCTCCATTTATTAGAGGATTTAATGAAGGATTTAGTGGACTTTTAAATCCTGGTTATTTTCCTAAGTCTGTTAATCAAGTTATATTAGATGAGTTTCCCCAAATAGGAAAAAATAAAACATCTGATTATAATTATGATGAAATATGGTGGCACTATCCTGTGTTTAGTCTAGGTTCTTTTAAACAAATAACTAACAATTTGAAACATCACCGTAATCCGGACCAAGGAAATTGTATTCGTGCTGATTTTTGCGGAGCGGCGTATAAAGATAATAAAAACGCAAAAACAAATATTATTACACCTTTACCTGAAGCGGAAGAAGGAGAGGGAGCTAGAGTAGGATATTTCAGAAGTGAACCAAATAAATTATTTTTTTCAATTCCAACCAATCAAAATATTTTATATTAAATACTAATTAAATTGTATATCTAGTATAGGAATATATACAGTATTATCAATGTCCTTTTTAATTACATTGATTTTGCCAGTTTCTTTATTAAATTGTAATAAACATCCTGAACCGGTGTTTGTTGTATTTTCAACTAATGTCTTTTTTTGTTTGCGATTAGGCGCTCGATGTTCATAACCGCTAATTCTTTCTTTTTCAATAATGGTCCATATATCTTGTAACAAAGGAATATTATCTTTAAACCATTGTTTATTTCTACAAACTAACACACAACTCAAAATATCTAATTTCCAATAAATAGTTTTAATAAAAATATATTTATATTCAGAATTTTGATAATTATCAATATTTTTTTCCTGCCATTCTTCCATTTCTTTGGGATGAATTATGTCTAATGGTTTATACAAGTAAAATGGTTTACCTTCTTTTGTGTGAAAATATATAATTATACCTTTCATTTGGTTATCTTTTGATACACAAGTGTTTTGAAATTCCAACCCATCTTCATCTTCGTATAATTCAATTGATGTATCTGATAAATATGTTGTATGATCTGTATATTCCGTGAATTTTGTTTCAAGAAAGTCACATTCATCGAGATCACATACTTCCATTTGTAATTGCATTTGAACCCAATATTCTTTCTTTGGAATTCCATTAATTACACGATTAACGATATTTTTTATTTCCAACATACGACCATATCTTGTTGATTTTTTATCAACATTTATTCCATCGGGGGATGCTCCTAAAAATGGATATGTCTCGTGTTGAATACAACCAAAATCTTCTATTTCTGTATTATATAAATGTTCATAAATAATTACAGATAATGGTTCATATTTTTGTCCCCAATGTAGAGTCGTATTGACATTTACCATTGTAATTTGCTTACACTCTTCAAATAAACTTTGGTTCAATGGTTGACATTTTTCATAAATAAGTTGATTTTTTACGTTTTGATTTTCAAATGCTTTATATGCATTGGATGCTGTAATTAAATTATGGCGAAATTCATACCATTCTTTGGTTCTTTGGGTTGGCTGTGGTTTATTTCTTAATATATTTATTTGTTTTTCCACGAAGTTGGAATTGGGTTCTTGTAAAATAATTGTTTCTGAGTGAGATCGGGGACATAAAAAATATTCGAAAAAATCACTTTTGGCTTGTTCAATAATATCATCAATTTCTTCCTCGGCATCATCATTATAAAATATATCAAGGTCAAAATGCAAATGAACTATTTCACATATATCTTCATCAAAAAACTCTTCAAATTCTGGCTCAGTAATAATGGTTGGATTTTCATTAATAAATTCATCCATTAAGTGTAAACACATTTGGTATAATTCAATATGTTCTTCTTCATTGAAAAAACATATATTTTCTTCGACGACAATTAAATCCGTTATATCATATAATGTATTAGTCATATTATATAATATGTTAGTTTATGTTTATATTATTATATAATATATTTATTAACTCTCTTTTTCAGAGTCAGAGTCATCATTTTTAATATTTTTTGCGGTTCCTTGCTTTTTCTTTGGAGCCAATCCTTTTAAAGTGGAGACTCTTTTATCAATGTTTTTAAGAGTAAAGTGATTAGAAGGTTTATTATGAAATAAAGCTGGTATATCTTTAATTTCACCAGTATCTTTATTATAATTGACATCTTTTACACGTTGTAACTTCTTTTTATCAAGACAATCTTTAAAAAATGTAATTAATTCATCGTATTCAATTTGAGTTAAATTATTTGTAATCTTATAATTATCCGCAAATATATATAATTTTCTTATTTTTGCGGTTTTATCTAACTTACTCCATGGTTCATTTGAATTTGTTATTTTTTCATTTTCAAGAAATTTGTCTAAATTTGAAAGGTTACTTGAAGAATTATTTTCTGGCCAAGGAATACCATTTAAGATCATAGATTTATATTTAAGCGTTTTCAATTCATTGCAAACAGTTGTTTGTGTTTCTTTACTCATCTTATATAGTATATTGTAAAATAAGGTTTAACTCACTTTTTTATATTATATTAAAACTATATATATTTAAAATAATGTTTATATTGATTACATTATATATACAATTTTATAAAACTTAAATGCTAATACCTCTTCAGATTTTTTGTGTGTTTATTTATTTTTATGTGTATTTATATTCAAAATTATAATATAAATAATGTATAGATGGATAATAATATAAAAAAACTAATAATAATTGAACCTGAAAAAAATAAGTCTCATCAGAGTAGGACAAAAAAAATTAATTTCGAAAAAGAAATAAAAATGAGAGTTGAAACGAAAACCTGGGGATTAAATGATGAAGAATTAACTCATCAAAAACAATTAATTAATTTAATATGTGATGGATTTATAGTTAACGAAGATAAAGACAAATATAAATCGAAATTAACATCTCATATAAAAAATAAATTATGTAATTATAAACAACAAGATATTATTAAAAAAAAATTAAATGAACAACAATTTGTTAGTTATGAAGAAACAGTTCAATTATTACAAACGTGTAGTTTAAAATGTTGTTATTGTTCAAGTGAAGTATATATTTTATATGAACGAGTAAGAGAGATGAAACAATGGTCATTGGATAGAGTTGATAACAATATTGGTCATAATAGCGGAAATGTAGTAATATCTTGTTTAGAATGTAATCTCAAAAGAAGAAGAACTAACAAGGATGCATTTATGTTTACAAAAAATATGGTAATTATTAAAGAAGACTGATTTTAATTAAGTTTAATATTATATTATTTAAGACATAAATATTATAATATGTATACGTGGAAATGGAGTATAGGAGAAGCTTATTATAAAAGTGAAAGATTAAAGGGACGAGAATCAGAATCAGAAAAAGGACAAGGACCTAATTCACAAATAAACGCAATGAATCAATCTTTAGCAGATAAATCATTTTTTAATCAAGACACAGATCTAATTAACATAACAAATACAATGTTTTCAAGAAATCAAAATATAAATGAAACACAACGTGAAGACCTAGATACCAAAATAGCTGATCGCGAAATGATTGCACAAAGAGGGTTTAATCCGTTTTTACAAACAAGTTATGTAAATGATATTGTATCACACGATATGTTTTTAAAACCAGTTAATACACATTCTAAAGAAACTAATTAATTTTAAACTAACAACATCCTAAATACTTTTAACACACATAGTATGAAGTAATCGATTTACTAAATATGCTAAAAATGTATTCAAAAGAACCAATAATGAGTTCATAATAAACATCGCATCAACCTTCTTAATATTTGTAACCATAAAATAACCTATGGAAAATACACTTGTCACAAACATAACCGAAAATAATACCGATAGAGCATAAAAATAAACACAAAATTCTCTTGGCAAAGGTCCAAAATAACGATCCATAAAAGAAACAGACATATAATATTTATTTAGATATTAATTTTATTATATTTAAAAATAAAACAACTTAAATAAATCATTTAAACACTTAATAATGAATTGTAATTATACCACTCAAAATGATTTATTGCTCAAAAACTTAATGACCTTCTATAAAACAGATGACCTAAATGGGAATTATAACCCCATAAATAATTTAGATAAAATGCTAAAACTTATCACCGGAGAATCTAAAATATCACTTCGTATTGTGGATTGGTTTGCAACCAATTATTCTAAAAAATATTACACACTTTATGTAATTGAAGCAAGCGCCGATAATGTTACCCGACGATTTAAAGTATACGATGATTACAAGCTAAAGTTGAAAGCTTATAGTAAAAAAAGATTCGATCCGTTCTGCCGATGGGATAGAATAAGTATTCCATACACAAATGGAAAATTTATTGAAACCACTATTGGACAACTTAATTTTTTCAAATGGGCACTCGAAAACAAGGTGATAGATTACATTGAACAAAATTATATTGAGATTGAAAAAGATATGAATAATCGTAATAGTACTTCCAAACGAAAGGAGATTGTGACTGATAATTCAAAGACCCGAAAAAAACGTGAGGAACTGTCCGTCTCAGCGACAAAAAGTATTAAAAAAGAGCTGGTCCAAATTGTCGTCCAGTTTCATTAACAAATGCTTTTACTTTTAAAAATAAAAACAATATTATAAATAACAACTTAAAGACAATACTTGTTATCTTAATTGTGACCAAAAAACAGATTTCGTAATTGATTTAGATAATGTATGGAAATGGTTAAATTTTAGCCAAAAATATAATGCAAAATATGTATTAGAAAAAAATTTTGTTATTGATAAAGATTACAAAATATTTGCTCCTGAGACCTCAGGAGCAAAAAAAAATAGGGGAGGTCACAATAAAACAATAATTATGTTAAATATTGAAACCTTTAAAAAATTTTGCTTAAAAGCAGGAACAAAAAAAGCAGATGATATTCATGAATATTATTTAAATCTTGAAGAATTAATTCAAGAAACATTACAAGAAGAATGTAGTGAATTAAAATTACAATTAGAAAATATTGTAACTACATCAGAAAAAGAAAAAGAAGAATTAAAAGAAGAATTAAAAGAAAAAACGTTATTAGAACAATTTCCAATTAATACCCAATGTGTTTATATTGGATTAGTTGATAATAAAACATTAGGTAAACCAAATAGTAAAATGTATAGAGAAACAGTAATTAAATTTGGACAAAGTAACAATTTACAAGAAAGAGTAAAAACACATAAAAAAACATATGAAAATTTTAGATTATATAATGCGTTTAATGTTAAAAATAAAATCGAGATAGAAAATTGTATTAAAAAACACCCAACATTTAAAAACAGATTAAGAATCGTAACAATAGATGATATAGCTCATAGAGAATTAATTGCATTAGATGAAGAAGAATATACTATTCATAAAGTTGAACAATTGATAAAAGAAATTATTAAAGAAAATGAATACAACGTTGAAAATTATAATTTGTTATTGAATAAAAATGAAGAATTACAAAACGAAATTTATAGATTAAAAGATACGATAAATGAACAAGAAAAGTTATTAAAAAATAGTGATAAAAAACTACACAAAATTGAATACTATGGTACAAATGATATTAAAAGTAAAATAGCGGTTAACTATGGATATTTTTTATACGCTTATCAGTATGAAAATATGAGATTTGTATGTTCTGTTATAAGAAAAAAAGATTATAATGGAATTTTAAGAAATCTTAAGGGGTTATATCCGTCAGGAGAAATGATTTATCAAGAAGAATGCTCATATCCATTAACAGAAAAAAATATGTTGTATTTTTTAAAACAAAAATGTGTTAGTCTTGGGCAAAATAATTTTGAAGGGTCAATAAATGATATAATAAAAACAATAAAAATGTGTGTAAAATTTGAAGAAGTATCAATAAAAGCAGAAGAATTTTATTATTTGGAAGATAAATATTTTAATTATGAAGAAAATACATATGATGAACTAATAGAAATTAGAAATAGTTTAATTCCTGAAAGACCTGATTGGATGAATACAGATGGATTTATAACTTATGAAAATCAACTTTTTAAGTATCATATAAATTTGAAGGGTCAAGAAATAATATTATGAAAGACCTGATTGGATGAATACAGAAGAATTTATAAATTATGAAAAAGTGGATAGCAATTTAAATATATAAATCATATTTATATTGTTTTACAATTTAGATAATGAGCATTTTAAATAATAAATAAATATTTTGGCTATACCTTTTTTTAAAAGGTATATTATATGAACAACATTCAAAAAAGATTTATATTATTTTTATTCGGTTGTATTGGAACAAGAAGTTTGTTAGTTTATATTGCCAAAACAACTAACAAAACAATTTTAATGTATATGGGTTATTTAGCATTATTACCTGCTATAGGATTTTTTTATTTATTTTTAACGGGGTCAAGACAAACCGGAGCAGAAGTATTTGGAGGTAAAATATGGTGGAATGATTTAAGACCAATTCACGGAATATTCTATTCTTTATTCGCGTATAATGCGATAACGGGTAATCCAAATGCGTGGATATATTTGTTAGTTGATGTAGTATTTGGACTTGCAAGTTTTTTAATTTTTCATTATATTAATGGAGATTATAATAAATTGATTTAACAATATTAATATTTAAATATAAATTTTAATATTATAATAATGATACAAAGTATTGCGTTTTTTTATTTTACAAATTTTTTAATCGGTATACCAATTGGAATGAGTATAAATTGGTTGTGGTATAGTTAATATATACATAATTAAAATACTTAATTGTCTTTTAGAGTAACCTCAATCAAATATCCTAACCAACTTACTCTTATATATTCTACTGTTCCAACATCAAGATTTTTTATATTATTTATTATTTCTTGTTTTTTATTTTCAGGTAATGGTATTTTTGAAATTCTTTTAAAATGTAACACATTTGCTTTTTGAATTTCTTCATCTGTCAATATACCTCCAAATGCCGAAAATACTCTTTCTTTTTCAAATTGAAAATAGGGAGATGCTAATAGTTCAACACAATTTATAATTTTAAAATTATTCATTTTAATAATATATATATATATTTCAAACTAACATATAAAAGTATTTCAATTTTATATTAAAGAATGAATATTTAACAAATATAAAGATTTTGTTAATAAAATAAATTTAAGTTGTTCTATGATTTAAAAACTAACAATATAAATAAAATATGGGAAATACTCAACCTATGAAAAAAATCAATTATGAAGATATGCAAACTGTCATTAAAAATCCTGAAATATACTTAATAATTAATACATTTAATCCAAATGAACAACAATGTCTTATAATTAATACAACACCAGTAAATGATGAAGAAATGTTAATAAATAAATTCATAAAAGAAAATAAAAGTATTAGAATAATAATTTACGGTAAAAATTGTAATGATGAAAGTATAGATAAAAAATATCAACAATTATATTCGTTAGGATTTTACAATATCTTTGTTTATTTAGGAGGAATGTTTGAATGGTTAATGTTACAAGATATTTATGGCAAAGATTTGTTCCCAACAACGAAAAAAGAAGTGGATTTATTAAAATATAAGTCACATCAGTTATTAAATATAGGACTTTTAGAATACTAATATAATATTTTATTATATATTTATAGTATAATGAATCTTACTGGTCTTTTAGCATTATTTTTAACCTATAGTATTTCTCCGCTTATAAATGCTGACACTGAATGTCCAATTGTTTCTTCAATTGGAGACAGGAGAAAAAACAAAAATACTTTGCGTTTAGTTCAATATAATGCGGAATGGTTATTTATCGATTATTATAATGGTTCAAATTGTCCTGGAAATGGATGTGCGTGGCATACATTATCTGACGCTGAAACGCATTTTTCATATGTAACCAATGTAGTAAAAACATTACAACCTGATATTATTAATTTTTGTGAAATAGAGGGCTGTGATGAATTAAATATGTTAAAAGATCAACTCGAGTCATCATATAATCCTTATTTAAAAAAAGGAACTGATACAAGCACTGGACAAAATGTTGGGATGTTAACAAAATTGGATCCTATTATTAATTTATATCGCAGTGAAGAAAAAATATCATATCCTATATCTGGAACAAAATGTGGTTCAACAACCGCATCGGGGACATCGGGTGTTTCAAAACATTATATAACTGAGTTTAAGATAGCTTCAATGAATGTTGCTATGATTGGTGCACACCTATTAGCAATACCAACAGATCCGTCAAGGTGTGTTCAAAGAGAGGCTCAGGCGCAAGTTTTGCAAAACATTGTTAGTTCATATATTCAAAAGAATTATGAAGTTATATTACTTGGAGATATGAATGATTATGATGCAGAAGTATTAGATTTAAATTCATATAAGCCAACTTCGCGTGTTTTAGATATTATGAAGGGATTGGATGGTCAGAAAAAAGGAACATATACTTTAACAAATATTGCGACAAAAATTGCTCAATCGGAAAGATATAGCGATTGGTGGGATTCTGATAATAATTGTAATACAAGTTCTCAAAAAGATTTATCAATGATAGATCATATATTAGTAACATCAAATATCAGTAAAAAAATTATAAATGCTTTTATTTATCACGATTATAAAGAATATTGTGGAAAGTGGGATTCAGATCATTGGCCAGTGGTAATAGATATTAATACTGCTTAAAAATATATAAAAAATAAAAATATTATAAAAATATTATAATATTTTAAATATAATCACAAACAACAGCAATACATTTATCGTCTTCATTTTTTGAATTATCATTTAATATAACTTTGAATGGTTTTCCACATCCAATAATCAACTGATGTTCAATGTAATGTTCGCATAGATTCTTAGGTGTATGAGGATCGATTTGTAATCTATTATTTTTAAACACCCCGTGACGAAAAATACAACAATTAAGTTGTTCAATTAAAATAGGTTCTTTACAGTGCGGACAATCAACCACAATATTAACTAACTTAATAGTATCCATTTTTAAAATATGTAAAAAAGTCTTTAATATTAAAATATAAATATATCAATTTTATTTAACCATTCATCAATGACGGTTTCATTTTGATAAATATCTACATTACCGTCTAAAAATAATGTATGTTTAATTATATTACTGTTATTCAAAAAGTCTTCGTGATATTTATGACAATCAATTAAATAGGCTAACGGGATAACCTCTTCCCCATCTCTTGCTCGTTTGTGAATTCTTTCATAGCATTTTACTGGATCAGTGCTAACATATATAGAATAATTAATTGGAAAATCTTTTGCGAATTCATCAAACCAATTTAAATAAATTTGATAACAAACATTTTCAATTTTCCCTTGATTATATAACATTTTTGCGAATACTTCTCTGTCTGTGTATAAACTGCGTTCAGTAATAATAACATATTCTTTGTTACAGTCCTTAAGTAAAACTTCATTTTGTATTTTATTAATAGTATCTCTCAATATTTTTAGTCGGGAAATATATGCCATCATTTGAAATGCAAATGAATATTTCTCTTGATTTGCATAAAATAATTTTAACATAGTATTTCCTTCATTATCTTTGATTTGTTCCCAATCATCAACCGGTTCGCGTAAAAATATGACATTTGTATTATTATCATAAAAATTGCGTATATTTTCAAGTAAAGTGGATTTACCAGAACCAATATTTCCTTCGATCGAGACAATCTTATAATTAATAGACATTGTTAGTATTATATGTAGGAATATTCTTATATTATTTTTTTAAATCAATTTTATATTTAAATTAGATAAAAAAAATTGAATTATAAAAAGGATATAAAGAGATTAGCACATTATACTAGTATATACCCTTCTTTAAAATGGATCTAACTCAACGTAAATTATCTAAGTCTGAATGGGATGGAATTGAAATCCCCGTTAATAAAGACGAACTCGAAATATTGCAATTGATTGTGAATGGATTTTCCAATGTTCAATTAAAGGTTAATAACACTAATTCTATCTTTACACAATTAAAGATAGAATACAATGATCAAATTGAAGAATTTCTGTATGCTAATTTCTTTGCAGATAAAATCAAAACACTCGTTCAAAAATATAATATTCCATTTATTTGTTTTACAAGTTCACGTAAAAAAATTGGTGATGAAGATAAAGATAGAGAAAAAGACCAAGACAATTATTATATCAATGTTGCTACAATTGTTAAACTCAGGAGCAGTGACCAAATAAGATTATCCAGATTAAATACTGAAACGATTAGTAGTAATAATAATATATATGAATTTGTTCTCTATAATAATTTAGAAAAAATGCTTGAATACAAAGAAAAAAATAATTATAAATGGATGCACTATTGCTATACACTTAATAAACTCATAAAAAATAATGTCGAAAAAGTAAATAGATTTTTAAAAGAAATTATTGAAACATTTATAAGAAATTATGAAAAAGATGTTGATTTGCTGTATATTCTTCGTAACTCATCCGAAATTATTGAAAAAAACCCAAATATATTGAAATACAGTGATTTATCATTATATGATCATCAGAAAACTATCTTTGCCGCTATTAAAAGTGTTAAACCAAAATTGATTTTATATATTGCTCCTACTGGAACTGGAAAAACACTAACACCTCTTGGATTATCACAAACATATAAAGTTATATTTGTTTGTGCAGCCAGACACGTAGGTCTCGCTCTTGCTAGATCAGCTATTTCAATAGGTAAACGAATTGCGTTTGCGTTTGGCTGTTCTGCCGCGGAAGATGTGCGTTTACATTACTTTGCTGCCAAAGAATATACGAAAGATAGACGAAGTGGCCAAATTAGAAAAGTTGATAATACAGTTGGAGACAAAGTTGAAATAATTATTTGCGATATTAGGTCTTATTTGCCTGCAATGTTTTATATGGCATCATTTAACGATATTAATAATATAATAACCTATTGGGATGAACCAACCATTACAATGGATTATAAACATCACGAATTACATACTATTATTAAAAACAACTGGAAAAAAAATATTATACCTAATTTTATATTATCATCTGCAACATTGCCAAAATTACACGAGTTAACGCACACTATTGCGGATTTTAAAGAAAAGTTCCCAGAATCAATTGTTCATAATATTGTCAGTTATGATTGTCGTAAAACGATTCCTTTGATAAATAATGATGGATATATTGTTATGCCACACTATCTTCACGAAGATTATTCAAATATTATTGAAACAGTTACTCATTGTGAAGAAAATTTGTCATTATTACGGTATTTTGATCTTAAAGAAGCGTCGGAATTTATTTATTATGTTGAAACAAATAAATTGAACAAATCATCAGCAAGATTTGAAAGAAACTTCGCTTCAATTGATGATATTGATATGACACAAATAAAATTATACTATCTTAAAGTGTTGAAAAATATTATTCCATCATCTTGGTCCACAATTTATAATTATTTTAAAATTCAAAGAGTAAAACACATTACATTTAATAATACGGTTGACGGTAAAGGGAATGCTATTACTCGAACAAAAAGTTTAAGCACACTTACAAAACCAAAATCAGGTGAAAAATTATCTCGTATTGAGAGTGTCCAAATACCTATAACAAATGCAATTACAGATCCTCCTGGAAGCTGTGGGGTATTTGTAACAACAAAAGATAGTTATACATTAACGGATGGTCCGACGATATTTTTAGCAAATGACCTGCCAAAAATAGCTAAATTTTGTATCCAACAAGCAAATATTCCTGCTATTGTTATGAAGGATATTACCGATAAAATTGAATATAATAATCAAATTAATGAAAGAGTTGAAAATATTGAAAAAGAACTCGAATTCGAAGAAACCCGAATGGAATCTAATTCATCAGGTTCAACCGATAATTCAAAAGAAGCGAAAAAACTGCAAGGCAAAAAAGATAAGAAAAATTCATCGAAAGCATTTGATAAAATGCTTGATAGAACAACCGATAAAACTATTACTAAATTGAGAGAGGAAATTACAACACTAAAATGTATGGTTAAAAATGCTAGATTAGATGATATGTTTATTCCAAATAGACTTGCTCATTTAGATAAATGGGCTAAAACTCTTAATACAACTGGAGCATTTACTAGCAATATTGAAGAAAGTATTATAGTTTCTATTATGTTACTAAAAGATGTTGAAGATAGCTGGAAAATTTTATTATTACTTGGTATTGGAGTATTTACACAACATAAAAGTAGTTCTTATACAGAAATTATGAAGACTTTGGCGGATCAACAAAAATTATATTTAATTATAGCAGATAGTGATTATATTTATGGAACTAATTATCAATTTTGTCACGGTTATTTAAGTAAAGACCTTGAACTAACACAAGAAAAAATCATTCAAGCATTAGGGCGTATTGGTCGTAATAATATACAACAACAATATAGTGCGCGTTTTAGAGATAATGCACAAATTACAACATTATTCACAAGATTTAATTCTGAAGATAAACCTGAAGTTATTAATATGAATGAACTATTTAATTGTAAAAATATAAAATGGAATGGAGCTGAATATTTAGAAGAGGAAGAAGCGAGACAAGAACAACAAAAGGAAGAACTAAATGAAGAAAATTGATAATATTATATATTTATTACATAATTATTTTATTTTTTTGTGGTTGTTATTAAAATATTACCTTTATTTTAATATTATAATAATATAAATGGAATCAGAAATATTGGAAAAAAATCAATTAATGATTAAAGAATATGAAAAATTTGTTTCACAAAATGAAGAAATATTTCCATTAGAAAAAGATAATATTTTTTCTAAAATACAAGAAAATTATAATACAAAAATCATTAAAAATAATGAGATTGAATTGGATAAAGAAACCTATAATAATAACAAAGAATATGATAGACAAACATTTTTAGAAAAAATGTTTACTAATAGTGAAACATTAAATAATGTTTTTAATCAATTTAAAAATACAACAGACCCAATTAAAATAACATTTGATCAAACTTCTGAATCAAATATATATGATTTATTAACAAAAATTCTATGGTATAATAATTTTTTTAAAAATGATCAATTAGATATTTCAATGATTAAATATCAACTTGGAAAGGATGCACATAGAGCAACTACATTTTTTAATGATAAAGAGTTTGATAAAAAAACATTATCAAATATAGCAGATGAATATAAAAGGGCAGACAACTTTAATTTAATATTAATGAATTTAATTAATGACGATAATGTTGATATTTTAATTGATACAATTTATTTAATAGATTTATTACGTATACAACAAGTAATTGGAGTCCTAAATGACGCAGTAACACACAAAATGGTTAAATTAAATTTTACTATAGGAGGTCAAGGCACTCTTATATATACCGTAATACTTAATTCAAAAGAAAAATATATGAAATGTGAATATAGTGGGAAAATAATTTCTTTTATTGATCCTGAGATTGAAGGTGGTAGTTTTAAAAGTTGTTTTAATATAAATATTACAGATTTATCTTATTCATTTGATGTTTCAATAACCTTTCCTAATATTAAACCAGAACAAGAAGAACAAGGACAACAAATAGAAGATGAAACAGATGAACCAGATATAGGTAATGGGGTTATAAATTATGTTGAAGACAATTCAAAAAAAATTGCGGTAGGTTCAGCCGTAGCAACAGGAGCAACAATTGGAACATTATTTTTAACAGGAATATTAGGAGGAAATACCAAAAAAAGATTACATAATAAATATAAAAATACAAAAAGAAATAAAAATAAGAATACAAAAAGAAATAAAAATAAGAATACAAAAAGAAATAAAAAAAAGAATACAAAAAGAAATAAAAAAACAAAAAAGAAATAAAAAACAGATTTCATCTATTTATTTTTTGTTATTATGTAAATAATTCATAGATAGAAAATATATTAATGTATTATTAATATATTATTTTTTATGTTTTTTTGTCTTTTTAGTATTTTTCATTATACCTTTTTTTGTTTTACTATGTTTTTTACCGCCACCTTCATATAAAGTGCCATAATTCCTAATATCTCCCGGATCATTCTCATCACGTCTTAAAAAAAAATAAATGATAGCTACAATTCCTCCAATTCCTGCAATTCCAATACCCGCTTTTGCTGCTGGTCCTAATTTTGTCATATAATATATATATATATATATAAAATATAAAATATATTATATGTTTAAAATAATATATTTTATTTAGACATCGATTGAATTACTTCATCAATTCCATTATCAAAATCGGTTAAAATTGTCCATCCTAAATCTTTTACTTTTTGATTACTTATATAATATCGTTTATCATTAAATGGTCGATCTTCAATATGACTAATCCATTTCTCATACTCTATTGTTTTAGTTATTTTTTTAATTAATATATGAGCAATTTGAGTAACAGTATATTCGTAATGGTCGTCACTACCAATATTATATATTTCTCCTATTTTACCTTTCTCTAAAATTAATTTTAACGCAGAACATACATCATTTACGTGTAAAAATGCCCTTACATTTGACCCGTCGCCTTGAATTGTAACTTGTTCGCCTTTTAAAAGTTGTTGAATAAATCTGGGTATCAATTTTTCTGGGTATTGATTAGGTCCATAAACATTATTACCACGTGTTATTATAATTGGCATTTTAAAAGAATGATAATATGATTTTGCGATTAATTCTGCTGCCGCTTTTGTTGCTGCATATGGATTTGTGGGGCACAGCACTGAATCTTCATTTTTTTTCTCTTCGTTTTCTGATAACATTGATTCACCGTAAACTTCATCGGTTGAAATATGAATGAATTTTTGTATCTTACCATATTTACGACAGGCTTCTAATAATGTATGAGTTCCTACAACATTATCGCTGGTATATTGTAAAGCATTATCAAACGAATTTTGAACGTGTGATTGTGCTGCAAAATGAATAACGGTATCAATATTGTAAATTTCTAAAACATTAGATATTAAATCAAATGAACATAGATTTCCCTTAACTAAATGATATCTTTTTGATTTACGTATATTTTCTTTAATATTATTTTGACTTGCGCAATAATACATTGCGTCTAAATTAATTATTTCTACATCAGAATTTTCATTAAAGTAGTAATTTACAAAATTAGAACCAATAAATCCACAGCAACCAGTAACTAACAACTTCATAATATATAATTAATAATTATATCTATATTTAAATATTAATATTTGTATTTATATTAATATTTGTATTTAATTTTGTTTATTTTCTTTCATACAAACTAACACGTCTCTTACAGCATCCTTTATATGTTTTACATTATTTACAATATCTAATTCTAATATAGTTGTATCTAAACAATTATTGGAACGTTTTGATGCTAATATAGTATTTTGTTCATCAATCGAGAAATTTTCCCATGTAAAATCGGGATCAACAATTTCTTTATACATTTCTAATATTTCATTATGTGATATTAATCCAGGATTTGTTAAATTAATAGTTCCTTTTCTATTACTTAAAGCATATTGTATCATAACTGGTAATAAGTTATCCAAAACAGTCATTGAATTTGGAATCGAACATATTTTTTTATAATTTGTTATTTTGGTTATAAAATTACGAGAAATAATTTCACTTGTAATTGGCATTCTAATCCTTATATTTAAGACATCATCATTAAATAATTCGTGCATCAATTTATCAGTATATCCTTTTACAATTGAATAGGATGAACCGAAAAAATTAGGCTGTTCGGACTCCTTAAATCCCGTTAATTCATCGCCATATAAATGATTATCATCATAATCAAAAATGCATCCTGTTCCCAAATAAGTAAAATGTTTTCCGTATTTTTTACAAATAGATGATAACAAGATTGGTCCATATAAATTATCTTTGATATTTTCAATCAATTTTCCAGGTTTCTCCAAATAATCAATTGTTGAAATGGTTTCGCCCTCATATACTCCGTGCGTTCTTCCAATAAATGACATCACGTGTGTTAAACCTTCAAAAGAGCTAATCTCTGCTTCAACAGATTCATAATCATCTGCTCTACATTTTGATTTTACTACCTTTAAATCCATACTAACTAACAAATCGTAAACTTTGGAACCAATCCATCCATTTCCTCCATACAATAAAAAATAAGGTTCTGAATAAAATTCACTCATAATAATATTATTTGAATTCTTTTAAATCATTATTTTTATTATTATTTTTATTTAATTTTGTTAGTTCATAAACCTTTTCTCTAAGTTGAGTATAATATTCGAATCTTTCCTTTGAAAGCTCTGATTCATATACTTTACAATTACCTGTAGAAATAGTTTCTGTTTTTTTCTTATCTATACACGAATTTGGATTATTTTGAATAATTGTATTATATATTTTTATGGTTTTCCAACCTTCTAACACCTTTTCAAAAATAAAAATTACTTCTTCAGCAATAATATCGCGTTTTATGGTGCGTTTTCTCTCTCTTCTTTGTTGTTTCATTTGTATAAAATCTTCTTTATATTTATTGGTCATTTTATAAATAATAAATATATTTTTATATATTTGTTTCTGTAAATTGTTTTAGTAATTCCAAATAATAATTATATCTTTCTTCTGATAGTTCAGATTTATAAATAATGGATTTACCACTTGTCAAATTTCTTTTTATATTTTTAATTATATCAATAGTGATATTATTTTTATTATGTTCTATAAAATAATCTAAAATTTGTGTAGGTTTCCATTTGTCTATACATTTTTCAATTACAAATATAATATCATCTGAAGTTATTTTTCTTTTTGATAAATTAACTTGTTCTTGTGTTAAAGATGTACGTGCTTTTTTTTCTTCATAACTACAAATAATTTCTCCATTTTTAATTCTAGTAATTGTATGTCTTGGTAAAGTAAGGGTTTGTTGAATATCTATATTTTTATAATTATCTGAAATCATTTTTCTAACTTGAATAATAATTTCATCACTAACACCTCCTTTGGCCTTTCTAATAGAAATAGACATTTTTTTCTTTGTTTCTTCCGAAAAAGTTTTACCATAATTATGATTTCCTTCTCCTGTCATTTTTGCAGATTTATCTTTATAAACTTGTTTATTATGTATTTCCTTACAAAATTGTTCTTTTATGTTTCTTAACCGTAATGTGTCTAAATATCCTTCTTTACCATTATCATTTTTATTTAATTCTGTAAATACTTCTATTTCGTGTTTTTCTCTATTACAAATTGTATACATTTGTTCTTTTATATTATTATCATTTGTTTGTAAAAATGTTTCAAATGCTATTGTTTGATTATATTTGACAATTAAGTGTGGTTTTACTAGTTCTATAAATTTTAAACAATCATATTTTTTATAAATTTTAAATTTATTTTCACAATCGATAATACCAAACCCTAAATATTTCACGATTTCATATAATATTTGGGGATTTTTTTTTTGTGTTATCGATATATAAAATTTAGTATATTTTTGTTTATTAATATAAATACACCCTTCAGCATCAAATAATCCAGAAATATATTCAATATTTAATCTTGTTAAAAATACTTTATCAAACTCACCACCTTTATTTAAATTAAAACATTTTAAATATAATTCATTCTTTTCTTCATATTTATTTGGTAAATTAACCAACTTATTAAATTCATATAAGCATTGATATTTATTTTCCTTAATTATAAATGAATTTTGTAAATATTCTAATAATATTTGGTATTCATTATTGCGAATTAATAAATTATATTGATTTCTAATATTATGTTTATGATAATATTCATTTTCTTCATCCATTAAATTTATAGTTTTATTATTTCTATTAGTTGATGATGTAATTGATCCGCCAAAATGATATTGAATAATTTGTAATATATTTGTTCTACATTGTGTTATTGTAAATCCAGATTGATAACCATCAGTTATTTTTCTAATAAAAATACATCCATCACCATCAATAAATCCTGCGATATAAGATGCGTGTGGCGGTTCATTTTTGAACTTTTGTAAATGAGTTTGATTATCTGTTTCAATTGTATTAGTCATCGTATAATATGATATATACACTATTCTTTAAATAGTTTCAATTTTAATATTATTTTGTAAATGTATATCATTATTTACATCATCTACAAATTTATTAGCTTGTATTAATTTTTCGTGTATTGAAATATTATTTGCCTTTGTTCCAATCCATATTTTTTGTAGTTTTGGATGACATTCTATTTTAAAATATTCCCTTTGACGTTTTTTTTCTTTATCAGCATAATCTTTATAATAGACAACATATTTTTTAAGCATATCTTGTGTTATTCCATCTGGAAGTTGTTGTGCACTATGTTTTCTTTCTCTTTTTGTTCCTGGTTTAATTCCCTTTGAATTTTGTTCTTGTTCCTCTCTTGTTGCAATTCTAAGATTTTCCCAAGTATTATTTAACGGGTCTTGGTCTATATGATCTACGCTTATATTTTTAGTTCCTTTTCCATTACCATAACACCCAGTAATAATTTGATGAATATATAATGTTTTTAAATCAGGTATATGTGTTTGTATGTAATCATTTGAACATTTAAACCAAGTTAATTTAGTTTTATTTATTTCATATTTTAAAATAATATTATAACTATTTTCACATAATTTTATTAATGTATTTTTTTCACAATACATTAACCAATATTCCTTACCATTTTCCATAATTTTCCATATAGGATTTTTCATAATATAAGCATCTTTACCTGTTTCTGAATAGTGTCCTAATTTATACTCAATAATATCATATTTCGATTTAATAATAGAATGATAATTATGGTATATTTCTATATTTTCTCTTCTCAAATCAAAACTATTATTATTTTTAAATATATATTCAATATTTGAATTATCAAATTTAAATAAATGTTCTAAATAACTAATTTTTTGATTATGTCGTAAATAATAAGGATATTTTTTTTCTTCAGGTTTATAGTAGATAAAATTTTTATTGAAATTAATTATTGAAAATAAATCGGAAAAATCAATTAAAACAATTTTATCATTAAATTTAATAATTCCACAGTTTAATTTAGGATCAAAGTCATATGAAAGATTATAATTCATATTGTATATTATATAATATGAATGTATTTAAGTTGTTTCAAACTGAAATAATATATTTCAGTTACATTTAATTACTGTATGCTAAGCCTCCCCAGGCATTCTATTCTTAATTTTCATAAAGAACTTGGACTATCCCTTAAGTCTTCATTGAAAGTTGCTAGCTTTCTCAGACCCACTCCATTATAGTCTCTGAACCTTCTCCATATGCTTGCATTAGCGCACTTAGGAGCTTGGCTGCGGATTGTCCAATCATTTTCGTTATTACTATGCCCTAGGTCATTACCCCGGGTATTCAAAATATTTTCATATAATGAAGTAGTAGAAAATGCTATCAGGATGTTCCTGCAATTTAGAAATGTTGCCTCAAAATGACTTGATAGTCAGAAAGAGACTAGCCGGTTATATAATGTGATTTTCTGTAAATCACATATTTGCTTTACACCGTTTACCCATATTAGTAAGCAAATATCTAATATGGCGGCCAACTGTTTGGAACAGGAGGTTAATACATTTTGTATCATTGTATATTGTATCATACACTCTATAATCCCACTCATTATTCTTAACACATTATAATTTGTTGCATACACGCGCACTTTAGCAGTCTTAGTTCCCTCAACGGTAGCATTAGACAAGACCAATTGAAGTGTAGCGTTATCAATTCTGGAAAAGTTGCACGTGCCTGAGGGTTGATGCTCTTCTGGCCTCAAGGCAAAACTGTAAACATTGATACCTTCATCAGGGTTTCTGGTATGCGATTGGTAAGGTTGAACCCAGGAGAAGTAAGACCCTTCACGCTCAGAGAAGCGATCTTGGCCGTTCAATTGGAGTTTAGCAGTGACAACTGGATTTTGTCCCCAACAATGCATATCGATGGAGGTCTCGCACAACACAAAGGTTCCAGCATCAGAAACACTGGAGTTATCGGTATGATTGCGTTGAAGACCTGCAAGAGCCGCAGCAAGAGTAGGATCAATACCAACCGCATTTTCGCCTCCCATATTGGGTTGATTGTAAGGATTGTTGGGTCCGTGCCAGTATCCAGTGAACCCAGCAGGAATATCATAGTCCAGAGCTCCAGCATCATCAAAGAGACCTTGGGCATCAATGTATGAACGAGAGTCTTCCGCAATAGAAGCAGGACCTCCGAACGCGTGGATAGCATTTGGAAGAGCGTCAATTGCATCAGTGTAATTGAAAGGTTGAGCACCGAGGACCTTGAATAAAAGAGCATCACACACAAGAGATGAACAATAATCAACGTTTTGATCAGGTTGAACAACCCAGATCAATTCCTTAACAGGATGGTTGAAGTTAAGTTTAATCTTGTTTGAAGACGAACCGACCGACTCATCACCAGTGAATTGGAGTTGAGTGATTAAATATTCGTGAGGATTTTGGGCAAATCTACGACGCTCATCAGTATCCAAAAACACATAATCAACATATAAAGATGCGGCAACCAAAGATTGATTGTAGGCAATTGCAGCAGGAACAGGGCGACCTGGAGCATATTGTTGTTCCACATATTGTGCAGGTTGACTGTTCAATTTGTAGTCACCTTTGTTGCAACTTAAAGTTGTAACTGCCCACAAACACTCATCAATAGGTCTGATATCAAGATTAATCTTGACTTCATGATATTGAAGAGCAATCAAAGGAAGAGCTAACCCAGGATTGGTGCAAAACCAAAATTGAAGAGGAACATAAAGGGTTGTCTCAGGAAGAGCATTACGAGGAGCACAAACTTGACGAGGAGCCAATGAGTCACAAGGACCATCAACTTCCGAAAAGGAAGGATCAGTAATAAAAGTGAGTTGAGTGGTGTTACCAATCATCTTAAAGTAACCACGAGTTTGCTCAGAGGTCATAGTCAATTGGTTCCAGATATGCATCCAGTCACCATATTGACGATCGATTCTTTGACCACCAATTTCAACCTCCACTTGAGCAATCAGTTGCTCACCTGGGAAATCTAACCAACGAGCATAAACACCACTTCCAACGCCGGCAGCGAAGGATGCGATACCCATAAGTTGATTAATTTCGGGTAAAGTGACTTGTAAGTATGTTCTGTAAGCAAGATCACCGTTTCGGCTGATAGTACATTGAACACGACGTCCAAAATCAGCCTGACCATTGAATGTTTGTTCAATAGATTCAATAGCAAAGTTAGTATATCTACGATATGTTACTTTCCAAAAAGTAATTTGAGGATTACCTGTACATTTCCTCTACCTTATCTTTCGACAAGGATTAGACTATATCTTAAAACAAAATTATATTTTCTTTTATTTCACTTATATATTCAGTTTCATTTAATATAAAATTGCTCGAAAACCATTTAGTCGTTGAACCTTCTTCTTTAAAATTTTTTAATTGTTCCACAATATATTTTACTTGATTTATGTCTATTTTTTTTTTGGATGAATTATATTTTATTGTAACTGGCATTAAATTTGACCAATTCCAACATTTTAATTTTTCATCTTCTAAAGTTAAATCGAAATTACACACAGGTATAATATGATCTATTGACCAAAATGAAGCGTAATTATCCCAATTCATTTCGGCTGTAAAATTATATTCAAACCATTCTCTTAAATATTGAATATTACATCCAATATAATTCATAGTTGAGTTATTTTTATCAAGAACTGTTCGTAATCGTGCTGCTAATGATTTTTTAATTCTATAATTCATATTTGTATTATGCTCATTTTTACACCACCCCGTTTTTTGTTCTGTTAAAAATAATGGATAACAAGATAAACAAATCTTTTTTTTATAAAATTTCTTAAGTTTTGTAAAGTTTTTTAATGATTTTTCTTCATTACATTTTTCACATTTTACAAAAGTATTATTTTCTCTATTTAGTCTCGCTATTTTCTTTCTTGATTTATCCATTTCATTTAAACAACCTTTACAAGTATTACTAAATTTATTTTCATTGTATCGTCGGTATTTGTTTAATGAATAACTAATTTCACATTTATCACATATTTTTGATGTGTCAGACATTTATCTATATATTGTATATTGTTTTTATATTGTTTAATCTTTAAAGAAGCTTGGATGCTCATTGCCCATTTCTTTGAACTGATTTGTTCAAATCATTTTATTCATTTTTACTATACCCAAGGTCTTTGTCTTGGCCACAATTTTCTCACAAAAATTGCTTAGTAGAATAAATTTTAGGGGTTTCAAGCAGTTTGATTTTCTCACCAGGGCTTTTCATTTAAATCAATTATGATTTTAAATCCCTGATTAACAACAGTGGTATTCTAATGAATTTCCACAAAAGGCTTTATGAATATCTTATTTTTTCGATATTCCCTGTTGTTTTTCTACCCTACAGGTTTTTAAGGTAAACATCCTGCGATGATCCCTATTATTTCTAATAGGGCCAGAGTACACCTTAAGAGATTTCAAGTCCGAATGACTATCATTAATCTCCGATTGCCGTCTACTCGTTGAACCTTTATCTTATATCAATTCGGTTTCCACCTTTCCAAAGGTGGTAATATAAGATACTTGGCTGCGGATTGTCCAATCCTTCACATTTTTACCATACCCAAGTTCCAATCTTGGCCATCTATATATCACTATATAAATTTGGTAGTGAAGGCTCTAAGGAGTTCCCCGACAATTTGACAATCTTGCAAATCAAATTATATTGTTTCATATATTTGTTACATTTGATTTACTAGCGAGTTATATAATTGAAATATCGAAATCTCAATTCACATATTTACACTGTTTTCCTACTATGGTAATATGTGATCCATAGTAGCAGCTCACTGTTGATGCCCAGTATGTTAAGCACCGTAAGCCACGAGTTGCATAAGTCCGCCTCCCATTTTATACATTCCTAAAAGAAAAAAAATTTTTGAAAAAATAATTAATTAAAAATTTTATTAAATGTTTTTAAACCTACATAATTACGTAAGTAATTTATTTATATCAGAGTTATCCTTCATAAATATGGCCAAATATTCTTCGTTAAATATCTCTTTTTTTCCTTCGTGATTTTTGGTAAATATATACGAATCTTTCTTTTTTTTAATAGACCAACCGCTGTCTAAGGCATTAAATAAAAATACCATTTTTTGAAATTTTATTTTATCTATTTCAACATTATGTTCATTTTCCATTTTTATTTCAATATCCATCTATTAAAATTACATAGTAGTATTTATTTCAACTTTTAACTAAATTTTAATTATTTTATTTGTCTAAATTAAAACAATAATATTTATATATTTTACAAATTAATAATTAAATATTTCTATGAAATTATATATATAAATATCTTAATGCCATCATTTAAACCAAAAGCAAATAAAAAAATAAAATTGTGTAAAAAATATACATCTACTCTCGATGGAAAACATAAAGAGTTTGTCAATGATTTTTTTAAAGATGAATTTGATATTATTCCAAAACTGAAAGAAGAAAGATATAGCCTTAATAAACAGCTTGAAATCGAAAATCAACTTAATATTGAACAAATTATGGAAATGAAAGATCGTATCAAAGAAATTAATGAAAATATAAAAGAATTAAAATACAAAAAAAATAATTATTTTCTTGACAATTCTAAATATATTTTTGAATATTTTGAAAATAAAAAAAACATTAATAATGTCGAAGAAACCAATAAAATTGTTACTTCTAAAAATCAATTACTTTTTAATATTTTTAAGGTGAAACAAGACGATCAAGATAAAGAAAAAAATAATAATGAAAATAAGAATAAGAATTTAGTGCAAAAATATTTAACTAATATTGATGAAAGTTTTTTAGATATTAATACATATGTTAGAGAAACTGACATTTGTCAAAACTGTTTTAAAGGAGAAATGATACCACTTGACGATGAGGGTGTAGTCATTTGTAATTTATGTGCTGTAAATATTCCATACCTTATTGAAAATGAAAAACCAAGCTATAAAGAACCACCTAAAGAAGTATGTTTTTATGCTTATAAAAAAATTAATCATTTTAAGGAAATATTAGCACAATTCCAAGGCAAGGAAACCACACAGATCCCGGACGAGGTCGTTGAACAAATTCAACAACAAATTAAAAAGGAAAGAATTGGTATTGAACAACTATCACATTGCAAAACCAAAGAAATTCTTAAAAAATTAGGATTTAATAAATATTATGAACATATCGCATTTATTAAAAATAAATTGGGAATTAAACCTCCTGTATTTAGTCCCGAATTAGAAGACACTTTGTGTAATTTATTTATGGAAATACAAGCACCTTATGCTAAAACTTCCCCTGATTATAGAGTTAATTTTTTAAATTATTATTATGTTCTTTTTAAGTTTTGTGAACTTCTTGAAGAAACACCGTATTTAGATGATATTCCTTTATTAAAAGATCGTGAAAAACTTATCGAACAAGATGAAACGTGGAAAAAAATGTGCGTTGAACTCAATTGGGAATTTATTCCTACTGTTTAATTTTTTCTAAATTTAGTATTATATTATGATTCCTCCACGTTGACGTTTTTTTCTGTTTTTTCTTGATTTTCTTGATGTTCTTTTGTTAGTTTTTCTTCTTCGTTTTCCACCGGTTGCTTGTGCTGAGTCGTAATATTCTGATTTACTTCCTTTATCTTTTTCTTTTTCTTCATTAGCTTCTCTTTCTTCATCTGCTTTTATTTCTCCATTTTGTTCTCCATTTTGTTCTCCATTTTGTTCTCCATTTTGTTGTTGTTCTTCGATTGCGTCTGTTTCATCAATATCATCAAATTGTTGATTTAGATTTAAATCATTTTTCATAGCTGCTATTTCTTGGCGCGGTAATAATTCTAAATAGCCAATATTGTAAATTCCAGGGAATTCATTAATTAATCTATTGGTTTCTGCATCATCAAATCCTAAGTTTAACAATCTTTGTCTATCACCTTCAAGTAATAAACCACCTCGCATTTTTCTTAAAGTTCGTTTATGTTTTTTCGGACCTCTTTTTCTGCTATATCTATGCTTCACCATAATATATTATATTGCGATTAAAATATATTATATTGGTTATATTTTAATTTTATAATAAAATATATTTAAAAATGATTTAAAGATTTGTTACCATATTACAGTTAGAATCCCCCTGGAAATTTTGCAAGATTCAGTCCAATTCCTAGTCCAGTTCCTGAGCGAGCAGAAACTCCCATTGAAGGAATATATGTGTCTAAAATAGCAAAGGTAGCCGCGGCCGTTAGTGCAAGTAACGCAATTTCTTCAAGATTTAGTGAACGTTTTGGAATAGCAAATGCAGCAATAGCAACCATAAGACCTTCAATTAAATACTTAACAATACGCTTAATAAGTTCCGAAACATCAAACATACCCATCATTATATTAATTAATGAGAAAAAAAATATTAATTTAATAAATTAAAACTTAAAAGGAACTATTTACTAAATATTATAAATGAGTAAAAAAGGGTTTGTTAGAAAGAATAAGAAAAATGGCGCTCCTAATCCTAAATATGTTGATTTATTAGATGTTGATAAACCCATCGCTGGACAGGCATTTGGATGTTTTTCATTTATTTCTCCAGAAAAAATCTTAAAACAACGTGAAATGTTTTACTTTGAAGAGTTTATTAAACAATGGGATATGAATAAATCTATGGAAAAGTTTCATCAATTCTTGAATTTTATTTCATTTAAGTATAAATTACAATTTGATGAAGTTATAAAGGATTTTGAAAATTACGTTAAGGAAGAACGTGAAACCATCATTAAATCACAAATGGAAGATGATTATAAAACATATTTAGATCGTGAAGAGGAAAATCTCGAAAAGGAATTTAATGTTAAGCATAATTTTCAAACATCTGTTAAAGGGTTTAAATCCAGAGGCAATTTTCCTACACAAGAAGAGGCTGAATTGCGAGCGAAACTTGTAAGAGAACTTGATCCAGATTTTGATATTTTTGTTGGTCCTGTTGGAACTTGGCTTCTTTGGGATCCTGAAGCTTATAAGACTGGGCGGGTTGAATATATGGAAGAAGAGTTAAACCAACTTGCAAGTGAAAAGAAGAAGAATGAACAAGTCGCTAAAACAACTTTCGAGCAACGTATTAAAGAAACAAAACAAAAGGCAATTGATGAAAATAAGAAAAATGCTGAAAAGCACGGTAATGTTGTGACGCAAGATATTGATAAAGAAGGTAATCTTGTGGGAGCTGGGCGTAATACTATTGAACAAACATTTGATACAAAGGATATTGATAGTATTTCAGTGGCTGATATTAGAAGTGAATTATTTGAAGGTGATAATGTTGTTGTTGGGAAAACAGATTATGGTCAAAGTCAATTAAAATCAGGACCTTTTGTAAAAAAAGATTAATTTCTACCTTTTCTACCTTTTTGAAAGGTAGAGCCAAAATATATACTTTTAGGAAATATACTTTTAGGAAAAGTATAGCAAAATATAGCAAAAGTAATATTATTAACTAATACTTAAAAATAAAATTTATAATTTGTATAATTTAAAATAAATTATAAATTTGTGTTGGGATTTTTGCTATACTTTTCCTAAAAGTATATATATTTGTGTTGGGATTTTTGCTATACTTTTCCTAAAAGTATATATATTTGTGTTGGGATTTTGCTATACTTTTCCTAAAAGTATATATTATATTTTGCTATAATTTGGCTATACTTTTCTTAAAAGTATAATATATGGGTAAATATGGTTTTTTAGCAACAACTTCTTTAATGTTTAATGTAATTTCCTTTTTAACACTTATAATAAAAATTCATAAAACAAAAATAACGGCTAGTTTTAATTGGTTATATCTTTTAGGTAATGTAATCGCGCAAATTTTACTTATTATTTATGGCATTGTAAATAATGCTCCTGAAATATATGTGCCTACTATTTTATTAATATTTGGATTGTTATATATTGTTTATATTAAATTTATATACCATTATGATGATGAAACTGACTTATAATTTACCATTTGCTCTTTTTAACTGCTATTTTGGGTCCTTGACCGCGTTTTTTCACATTATTTGGATCATATTGTTCTCCATCGTCATCATCATCATTTATTGTTTTTGATAAATCCCAGAATTCTTTTGAACCCAATCTGAAGTCATTATGAGCATCTGCTTTATACCAAAACACTTGGTCTTGTAATTTGTTTGATTTGGAGTTGTTATTTATAACCAAACATTCGAAATTTTCAGTGCATTGATCCATTACCTGACAAAAGGATTCAAATGTTGGAAACATACCAGCATAATTTTCATAAATACGTTTTCGATTTGCAATATATGGTTCTCTTAAAATGAATACATAATCGATGTTAGTTCTTAGTGTGGGAGGTATACCTAATGGATATTGCATTGTAATAAGTAACATCACCTTCCAATGTCTACCGTTCATAAATAGGAGCCTCATCATTTTATCACGAGCCCACGTATTATCATAAAGACAATCATCTAAAATGACGAAAGTTCTTGGATCAATTGTGCTGCGTTTAAATGTCTCCATTTCTTTTTTAATTTGTTTTAAAACCCCTCTTTGACGCTTCAAAATATTTTCAATAATTGCTGTATTATACTCATTATGAATAAATAATTTTGGAACCATTTTACCATAAAAACCGTTACCTTCTTCTGTTCCCGATATAACGGTTCCTATAGGAATATCTTGATGGTAATATAATAGATCTCTAACTAAAAAAGATTTACCTGTATCACGACGACCTATTAATACAACCACTGGTCCTTTAGATTCATTAGGCTTAAAACTAATATTTTTCATATCAAACCGTTTTAATTCTAAATTCATATAATATATTACACATAATTATTTAATAATATTTTACGAATGTTATTAATATTTTACGAATGTTATTAATATTTTACGAATGTTATTAATATTTTACGAATGTTATTAATATTTTACGAATGTTATTAATATTTTACGAATGTTATTAATATTTTACGAATGTTAATAAAATATCAAACATTAAGGATTATTGAAATAATAAGTTAAATATAACTTTAATTAATATTTTTATTAGCTAATGACAATTTCTGTAAATTATCAAAAAAGAAAGAATGTTAACCTTTTTAATAAGTTTCAAACTAACAAACATATTAATTTAAGCAATATTCAAAATTATATTCCTATATATGATAAATTCTTTTTATTAAATAATACCAATTGGAATGCTATTAATTTAAATAACCAATGGTCAATATTTGATATTAAAGAATCAAAAAATAAAGATTACGATAACGAACACATATTTAATTGTAAACTTAAAAATATTTCTGATATTAATGGTGAAGATATTGATAATACACAACAAGTTTTCATTAAAATGGCTCCATTATTAGACCCATTTAAATACTTAGTTGGCAAATATAATTATAATGATCCTAATTTATTTAATTTACCGTCATTTGATAAATCAACCAAAGTTCATCCTAAGATTTCTGACTCAAATAATTCTTCATTTATTGACGGTTTTTTTTCCTTTTTAACGAGCAAAGTTCTTTATGAACATAAATTTATTCACGGGTTGGATTATTACGGGTCATTCTTAGCAATTAAAAATAACTATAAAATTAATATTATTGACGACCTTGATTATTTAATCCAATCCGAATTTTTTATTAAACACAAAGGTGCATTATTTAATGTTGAAGATTATTCGCATTTAGTTTGTAATGATGAAATTAAACAATTACAACCATTGAATATTTCTACTAGTTTAAAATCGAACTTATCTATTAGATCCCTTGATGATAATATATTTGAAAACATTTTCGATAATGAACATTTATTATCTCTTAATGATATTAAAAATGGGGGAGTTGATTTAATTGATATTACTAATTCTTCTTGTTTTGATGTAACAAATCAACATAAATCCGAAAGTTTAAAATCAGGGTCAACGTGTTCATCAAGAACATCCCATACACAAGATGATGAAAAGGAAGACTTTGAAGAATTTGACAATTTTGAAGACTTTATTAAAGATACAGAAGATACACAAGATAATGATGATGAAGTGTTAGACTCAGAATTAGATTTAGTGTCAGATTCAGATTCAAACTCAGATTCATCAACCATTGAAGAAGAAACTATTTTTTTAACAATCCCTAAATTTCCTGTTCAAGTTATATGTATGGAAAATTGTGAAAATACTTTTGATGACTTAATTATCAATAATACCCTGTCACCTGATGAATTGTTCTCAGCATTAATGCAAATTATTATGATGCTGATTACTTATCAAAAAATGTTTGCTTTTACTCATAATGATTTACATACTAACAACATAATGTATATTCCTACAAATAAAAAATTCATCTATTACACTTATAATAAAAAAAGTTATAAAGTGCCAACATTTGGAAAAATATATAAATTAATCGATTTTGGGCGTGCAATATATAAATTTAATGGTAAGATATTTTGCAGTGATAGTTTTCAAATAGGTGGCGATGCCGCAACTCAATATAATACTGAACCTTATTTTAATGATAAAAAACCACGACTTGAACCCAATTTTAGTTTTGATTTATGTAGGTTAGCTTGTTCCATTTTTGACTATGTGGTTGATGATTTTACGATGATTAAAAATATTGAGGATTGTTCGCCATTTGTTAAACTAATTATAGAGTGGTGTATTGATGATAATGGTATGAATATATTATATAAAAATAACGGGGATGAACGTTATCCGGATTTTAAATTATATAAAATGATTACACGTTGTGTTCATAATCATACTCCTCAATCTCAATTAGAACGCAACGAATTTAGTAAATACTTGGTGTCATTTAAAAATATTTCTAAAAATGAAACTATCATTAATATTGATGAATTTCCATCCTATTGTTAGTTCGTTAGTTAATCTTTAGTTAATCTTGTAAAAAATATTATTATCTATATTTATAATAATATTATGTCAAACTATGGATTTATTATTACACGACATGTTAATTCGGAAATAACAAATAAATATTGGAATCAATCAGTTAAACTAATTAGAAGTATTTATCCTTTAAGGCAAATTGTTATTATTGATGATAATAGTAATCAAGCGTTTGTTAAATCTGAGTTTGATTATAAAAACTTGACAATTATCCAATCCGAATTTCCACAAAGAGGAGAACTCTTACCATATTATTATTATTTAAAATATAAATGGTTTCCTAATGCTGTAATTATACATGATAGTTTGTTTATTCATAAAAAAATACATTTTGACACATTTTTAATGCCAGTAATACCTTTATGGCATCATAACTATGACAAAGAAAATATACATAATATTTTACGTATAACTTCTGGTTTAAAAAATAATAGTGTATTAATTAAAAAAATACATAAAAAAGAAGAAGCAGTTATTAACTTAGGATTTTTGGATGATAAGTTTAATTTATGTTTTGGTGGTCAGTGTTTTATAAAATTGGGATTTTTAGAAAGAATAGAACATAAATATGGAATAAGTAATTTAGTTAATTTTATACATAATAGAACTGATAGATGCGCATTAGAAAGAATTTTGGGTTTATTGTTTTGTCAAGAATATCCAAGATTACTAAAAATAAATTCGTTATTTGGTGATATAATGAAATCTCCTAGAGCATTTAATTATAATTATAGTGATTATGATAATGACATAAAACAAAAAAAAATTATAAATCCATTTATCAAAGTGTGGACTGGACGTTAATGTATCGACTTGTTAAAATGGCGGATTATCTGTAAATGCCAATGGAGTTGCACTTATATCAATATCATTAATTACTGGTTTTAATTGATCTATCACAAACCAACCAAGTATAGAACTTATATAAACTAACAAAGAATCTCTAATTAAAATTTTAAGAGGCTTAGGTTCTTTATCAACATATTGCATTTCTAAGAATTTCGCAATAAAAAAAATAACAGATATTATTCCTGCTGCTAAAAATATATTGTCCATATTACTATATATTTTTAGATTTCTTATTAAATAACGCATTTATCTCTAAATATAAATTTATAAACGTACAAACTTACCTTACGTTTAATATTGCCTTATAGTCATCACTATTTATAATTTTATCTGCAAGTTGTTTAATGTCATTATAGTCATTAATTTTTATATTTCTAACACTATTAAATAATAAATCACCAAAACTTATTGTCGTATTTGCAAAATTTGATTTTAATACATACCATTTTTGTTCTAATATAGGAGAACTTACCCATTGTATATAATTACATATCCATACATAGTCACCAGTTTCATCCAATTGATGAGATGTTAAAAAATCTTCAAATGACTGAAAAATTAATATACATAAATAATTAACAGCATACCATTCATCCTTATTAGATTTTTTTGTTTGTCCAGTATTTTTAGAAGAACGTCTTTTAATTGTTTTATTTAATTTATTCATTATATAATTTATTAATATTTTATTTGATATTATTTACCTTTTGCCAATCAAAATATAGCGAATCAGCAAAATTAGGACATAAATTATAATACTCTAAAATTTTAAGATTAACATTAATCCAACCTCTATCAATTATTTTGAAAGTAATATCCTTTTTTGTTGTATTTATATTTGATTGATATATTAAATATGTTAAATATAATGCAGCTGTTATAAAAAATCCTGATATTAGACTAAGTTTATTTGTTAATTTATCTAAAAATAAATTTTCGTGATTTAAACTAGATTGAACTATCAAATATATTAGAAAAATTGTAATATTTATAAAAATTATTATAAACCAATCCATTATTATAATTATAAATTATTAAATATTTATGCTAAAATTTCTATATCATCAAATAAAAGATCTGTATCCAATTTTATTTCTTCGGGATTAATTACTTGAATATCTAAACTATTTAAAGATATATCTTCATTAGAGATTTTTAGCTTTTCATCATCTTCTTCCTCTTCTATTTTTCTTTGAATATTTCTTAATGCACTTATTTCTTCAAGTCGTTCAATTGTTTTTGGTGCTTCTATTAATTCTTCTTTACCATTTTTACTAATAGCTGAATCAACATCATTGAATTTTAAACTAACATTGTTCTCCCCTTTTCCTTCGAATATTGCCTGTTTTTCCGACGCTATTGGATTATCAAAAAGTTGTTCTTTAATTTCTTCAATAACATCTTCTTCAACCGTTTCATCCATATATGCCTTTAATATACTTTCAAGAGGAATACTATCTCTTACTGCATTTAAAATACATTCTTGAATAATTAATTCTAATTCTCTGTTATTTTTTTGAATTTGAAGAGGTTGGCATTTTAATTCAAAAAGATAAACATTTTGATACATCTTTCTCGCCACATTTATATAACATTTATGAATAAAATCATCTAGTTTTGGTATATTAATATCAATTTTCTTCTGTTTTTTTCCAACACGCATTGCTGTTAATAATTTAAGTTGAATAATATGTATACACGTTACTAATTCTTCTAAATAAGAACATCCACTTCTATCGATAATCCGTTTTCTTTCAGTTTCAATAATAGTGCTATTCCATTTAGGAATTCTTGTAATAAAATTTTGAAAAGTCATTAAATATTTTTCGGTTTCATTATTGTCAATACAAAGTTTATATGATTCATCAAAGATAGATTTAAACCCTTCAATTATTAATGGCGTCAGAATGGTAAGTAAACGTGCTCCCCACTCGTTTTTTGATTCGTGTAACGAACTAACATTAAAGTCATCCATAATGTAAATATAATATTAAATATTTTCATTATTTAAACTAATTTCTTAATACCTTTAAATACTTTTTTAAATAAATGTCATATTTTCTAAACACATTTTACTATCAATAAATGTAAAATTCATTATAAACATTATTAATAATTTTTCATTTCTAAATTCCTTTCTAATTTTATTGAATGCGATTAATAATTCGCATCTTTTATTATCGTCTAAACCAAAATGTCCCTCTTCAATTAACCTTATTATATCTAATGCATTATATGCTTTTTCACATATTTTAGTTACAAACATTTGCAATTTTTCAATAGTAATTGTTTCTTTAATCGATTTGTTGATTTCCTTTCTTAACCATTCATCTCTTTGGGTTTTAATGTCTGTTAGTTTAAATGTCTCTTCAAGATTGTATTTATATAAATTTATTGTTTTACCTTTATATTCCGGTTCTGATATATATATCTCACAAAAACGTGATAATATTGGCTTTAAAAGTTTATATTTATCTTCTACGATAATAAAAAAACGAGTATTGTGGCTAAATAATTCAATACACCGCCGTAACGCCGATTGAGCATCCATTGTTAGTTTGTCACCATTAAATAAAACAATGCTTTTAAAGGTGTTACCTTCATTTGAATAAATATGTGTTTTTGCAAAAAATTTCAATTCTTCCCTAATAAACTTTATACCTTTACCGTGAGCACAATTTACAAACATTACAAAATTCTTTATTTTTTCTCGATTTCCGTCATAAATTAATGAAATAAACTCATTCACAATTGTGCTTTTGCCCGATCCACTCGGACCATTAAATATAATATTTGGTATTTTATGATTTGAATGGAAATATTTTAATTTTTCTTTTATATTTTGATGAATCTCTAGTGTCATATTAAGTTAACTAATATTATTAGAGCGTTTTTATATTTAAATATTACGTATTATTATAGATTGTTCATATCATTATATAGTAATACTTCGGCTTATACTATTAGGGTTTAAGATGTAATATTAAAAGTCTATAAAAATAACCTACATCGATGTAAATATGTATTTAATGAATATAATTATTTTTTTTGTAATTTTTTTTGTATTATTATTTTATAATGGATCTAACAATTGATGATACCAGCAAACTGCTCCCAAGTATTGATTTTTCAGAATTATCTAATGTTACTTTATATCAGCTCGTTAATAATTTATTAAGACAAAATCAAAACAAATTAGATAATTTTACGGTTAAAATTACTCCAGAATTAAAATCAATTATATTAACACTATGTCAATCAAATCCAAATCTTTTTTTTGAAGCAGAAGATTCTCTTGGTAAAATTATTGAAGATGGTAAAATTGATTCAAAGGATGTTCCGGAACTAATTAATTTAATAAATCTCATACATAAAACAATCAATAAAAATAAAACAATTCCCGCTTCAATAGATAAGAAAGAATTTATTAAAAAATTTGTTCATATTTTATTAATATTATTTATAAAAAAGAAAGGAATTGTCAATGAAAGTTTATCATTATGTGCTGTAGATATTATTGACTCAGCTATGAACTTATTAAATACAAATGTGATTAAACGCTCAAATTGGTCCATACAAAAAATATTTAATATATTAAAACCCGTAAAATATATGATATAATACACTTAAAATCATATTATATATTTTTATCTTTATTTATATATTAATTAATTTATTATGCCACACTATTAAATGAGAATACATACGGATTATTTTTTACTGCGTCCAGTATATCCGGATTAATACGATCACATCCAATACAATTATCCATATATTGAGGGACTTGTGCCATTTTTCCAAAAGTTTGAACCGACGGACCATTTGGTATAACCGCCTGAGGAGCCCACAGTCTATTATTGTCACGATCCGAATCTAATTTCGACATTGACACATTCATTTGTGAATTATAATGTTTTGCATTACCTTGATTTACGCGTCCCGCAATACTTTTCTCTTTTGCTTCGCTATTTGTCTGTCTGTAAACAGAATCATATTGTCGGGAACCGTGTTTAGATGACATACCCATAAAATTATTATGATTAACTGTGTCCCTTTGACAATCAAATGATTGCTGTTCTGAAACCAAATAAGCAGCATTCTCGGTTTGATTTCCAATAAAACTATTTGGTTGAAATAATGTGGTTTCCTTAACCGTTGTATTTGGAACATCACCTGGTGTCAATACATAATTGCCGGGTGTTTCACCTACAATATTACCAAAAATGCGCATATTACACGAATATTCTTCTTTTCTTGATGGTTTTAATATATCCATAATTGGAGCAATCACTGCGCCAACCGCTTTTGAAAACCCCGACCCAAATGTATTAGCGTGTTGATTTACTGAACGATTATTTTCATAATTTGTATGACTAATATGACGATTATCAATTGCTTTATGTTCTAATGGAGCACTTCTTGAACCAGAATGCCCTACATCATATCCTTCTAATTGTGTTCTTTTCGATTCTTCGTGTGTTGTAGGGACATAACTGGCTGTCTTAAGCACCGCATTTGGAGTTCCGTGTTGATAGTTACTTGTTTCATTTCTTGTTGACGGTTTTACAATAAAATCAGGCACCAATTGTCCCGCCTTTTCAGCACCAGTAGTCGTTAACCAACGATCTTGTGTATTAATGAAAAATGTGTCCGGTCTATACTTCTCGATTTTGCCTTCTATTCCCACATTTTTAATAACAGATTGCGCAGGACCTTGTAATCCATTTAAATCATATTCTTGTTTTGGATTGGTTGAAACACGAAGCTCATCAACCGTTTTTGGTAACCATTTATCACGTGCTTCCATTCCAGAATTAAAACCGAGACTTCCTTCTGTGGAATATCCTTTGTCTAAACCTGGACCCACCCGGATTGATTCAAATGGTTTAACCATACTGTTTTTATTTACTGGATTTTGTCGTGATTGATAAAAATCACTCATTATTGGCATCCCGTGAGTCCACTGCACATTGTCTTGGGGTTTAAATAGAGGTGCTTGTTCGATTTTTTTAATAATTTGAGAACCATTACCAACATAATTATCTAGAATTGTTTCAGCATTATTATTATTATATATTTGCCCTTGTGGCTTACCTCCATTAAAAGGAACCATATTATTATGTGTAAACATTTTTGTATCCATATAATTTCCTGTTAAGGAATACAATTGTTGAATATTATTGCTAATTGGCGTTCCATTTATTTCTTTTTGTTGATATGCATTTTGATTAAAATACTTATCTGTTGCTGTATTTGGATTAGGATATTCTTGAACATTGTCAATAAGTTCTTTATTGTTCATAATTGGATAATTCTGCGGAGGAATATTTGTATTTGGAAGATAATTGCTAAATTTCGAGTCTGGCGTTTTTTCTTGTAAGTTAGTTCTAATTCCCATATTATTAAATGGTTCGCTCTTTCTTTTTAATCCTTCTTTATTTTTGGTTTGGTTAGAAATAACATACATTCCACCTAATGCAACTAATGGTATAGCTAATTCCATATTATTATATACATATAAAACATTTTAAATATAAAACATTTTAATTATATAACATTTTAATTATAAAAAAGATTTGTGTGCATTTTTATAATTACATTTTTCTACAATCACTTTTACAAATATTTGTTCCCGCACTATTTTGACCTTTATATTGAACATTATAAACATCAGACGGAACTGTGTAAAATTGATTATTTTCGGGAACACAATCATATTCCCTTTTAAAACTATCTTTCTCTAAAATTCTTGTGCTTGTATTATTTTGAAATGACATTTCAGTGTTTGCTTGGGGATTTTTCGGTAAAATATATGCGTGATTTTGTTGTAAATCCCTTGCTGTCCACGCCGGCATTATTGCTCTACTTTGTTCAGTTGTTAGTGTCTCGCATACAGGATAATCTATTGGTGATGCATATACCGTTTGACGTTTAAACTTTGACTGGTCGATACAATCCCTTGATAGTTGCCGATCTATTCCTAAAAGTGAACTTTGAATATCTATACTATGTGTCCATAAATTGCCTCCCCATTTTTGAGGAATTATATGAGGATCAAGCATAAAACAGGGTTTATCTCCATTACCTGGGACATCTAAATGCCATCTTTCTTGATCTGTTTGTTGTTGTAATTGTTTTATTATTCTTATTTCGTCATCGTGAAATCTTGTAAAAGCCATTTATATATACTTTTTATAATAAAATAAATAAAAAGTATAGCAAAATAATTTATATATTTACTTTTTATAATAAAATACTTTTTATAATAAAATAATTTATATATTATATGTTTGGGTTAAGCCTTTTCTAAAGGCTTATTTTTATTTTCCTTTTTAATGCTATTATTCATTTCCATAACTAACATCATAATATCAAATTATATTGCTTCTTTTTCTCTTGGTTTTTTATCTAATCGTTCTTTAGCATTTACTAAACTTCCACCGCAAGGAGGCATATATACCTTTAGAAAATTAAATTTGTTCTGGTTAAAGTTAATAATACATTAAAATTAGAAGATAAACCAGCACCATCGGCAGCAAAATATATTCTCATATCAATTGGATTAGTCCCAGTATTATATAATGGTCCTAAATCAACATAGTCAGTCCAATTAATAGGTATATATGGAGCAGCACCACCACTCGCATATCCAAAGTCTTTTTTTTCTATGGAATAAGGTGTATTAGCATTATAAGTAATTGGTGTATAAATAGTTGAATCAGCATCTATAAAATCAATATAAATACCCATACCTTCATCGCCCATATTTGTAACGTTAAACATATTAAAAGCAAAATCTATTTTCCAATTAGAAGAAGTAAAAGGATTAGGCATAGAAGATATTGAAACGAATTCTTGAGGAATATTAAATGGAGTTTGATAAATTAAATCAAAATTTTGTCCCCCAGTAGTGACAGTAGCAAAAGTATCTGTTATTTGTCTTGTAAAACAAATAGACATAGCATAAGCATAAGAATTAACATTAGGAGCATCTAATATAATACTAGCCAATCTTACGCTTGTTAGTGTAATATTATCGTCAGCAGTAATAGAAATAGCATCGTTAGTTGCGGTCATAGTAATATTATCATTCGCATTTAAATTAAGATTTTTTCCAAGACAAGTAAGGTTTCCATCAGCAGTAATATTCATATCACTACCATTACTATTTGAAATGACAGTTGTAGCAGTAGAACCTAAAAAACTTAATGCTTGTAGGGTTAGATTTGTTTGTTCGCTACTCACAGTATTAGCCACCTGAACTTGGATTGGTGTTATTTGAGCGGTCGTTGAATTAGTGGCGTCGCTTACAGCAATATAACTGTTTGTAATAGTTGTTTGTAAAGTAGAAGGGGTACTATCATCAATATTAATTTCACCGTCTTTAATATTAACCGCTTTTGTTGAAGCCCCTTTTGAATAAACAACATTACCCGTTCCAGCGGTTTTGATTTCAAAGTTTGCATTAGTAGTGCTTTCATATTGAACTCCAAATAGTGTTCCTGGATTACTTTCCATTTTTATTGTCGAATTTGCGTTATCTGTAAGCACCAAATATGTCGGATCAATACCACCACTGACTAACAAATTACCGTAAATTAATACATCTTGTCCTGTTACACCAATTCCAGTATAACCGATACCACTTAAACCTATTCCATTCATTGAAGTCCATTGACTAGCTCCTGTAGCTCCTTGTGATCCTGTTGCGCCTGTTGCTCCTGTGGTTCCTGTTGCTCCTGTTGCTCCTGTTGATCCTGTAGCTCCCGTAGCTCCCGTTGATCCCGTTGATCCCGTTGATCCCGTTGCTCCCGTTGCTCCTGTTGATCCAGTTGATCCTGTGTCTCCTGTGTCTCCTGTTGCTCCTGTGTCTCCTGTTGCTCCTGTTGCTCCTGTTGATCCTGTTGGTCCTATTGCTCCTTGTGCTCCCGTAGGTCCTCTACAACAAGCCCCTGTAGCTCCTTGAAATCCTTTTACTCCAGTTGATCCTTGATTACCAAAAGGGCCTATTGGTCCTGCTGTTCCTTGAGCTCCTTGGGGTCCTATAACAGTTCGTGCTAAATTGGTTGCACAACATTTTTTAGCGCCTAAATAATTAGAATGACTAGACATTATAATATACTTTGAGGAAAAATATATATTTTAATGTAATTAATATAATTGTTTCAATTATTAAACAATTTTTATATGACTGGATACCCTTATAAAGAGTTGAAAGATAGATACATATTCTAAGAATTAAATCTCTGTGAATTCATTTACGACAACTTGTAATTGCGGTCTTTCAGTAATTGACAGCGGTGTTTGTGTTATTGACGGAGGTAGTGGTGCTAATTTATCTTCTAACTTTTTTGTTATTAGGCTGGACTTCTCCATCAATTTTACAAACTCATTATATTTCTTCTCCAAATATTCTTTCGCGGGTATTGGGCGATGCTCTGAACTTAATAATAATGTTTTGTAAATATCAATACTTAATAAGTAATAATCTTTACTAACAACCAATTCAATTTCCATACTTTTTTGAATTGCTAAATACAATTCTATTGAACCAATAATGGAACATATCAATGCCAATAAACACGTAATCATAGAAATAACAGACTGTGCTAAATAGGGTTGAAATCCAATACTTACTATACTATTAATACCCGATATGATAATGACGGGCAATCTAAAATATTGGAGCGTCTGTTTTAATACAAAGTATCGTTTCTTGTGTTCCTTTGAAAGTAATACAGAATTGACCCTAATATTTTCTAAAATAATTTCCATGTCTTGCGTCCAGTCATTCATAATATAAGGTGACCTTTTTATAAACGTTAAATTAAGATAATAATACTCCATTAGAAATAACTACTTACTCATTTAGCACCTAAATAGTTTGAATGGCTAGACATTATAATATACTTTGAGGAAAATATATATATTTTAATATAATTAAAAAAAATATCTTTATTTTGTGTCTATTTTTGTAATAATTCTAACAATCCTTCTTTATCAATATTGTCATAATTAAATAAATATTCATCCGTCCATTTCGTCTTTATGTTAGTTGGAGAAATATATAAATGTTCTTTACAATTGTCTCCAATAAACCCTTTTTCAATAAGAATTGTTTCAGGTATCACATAAAATCTAGTTGTATTTTTACAATGTAGCCAATAGAAATCATTATCTCCCAAATTATAAGAACAATTATATTTTTTACCATTATTTTTATTCAAGCTAAATCCAAATGAATTAGGGTTATCTCTACAAATAAATCCAACTTTTTCTTGAATCTTTTTATCTTCTATTTTAAAATCGCATACAGTTCCTTCAAAATCAGGATAAATAAACGGAATAAAATCAAGTTTTTCTTCTCTTAATTTTCTATAGAGTTGTTCTTGTTTTTGTGTATCGCTTGTAGGAATATTTAGTATATCAAATTGAAATTTAGGCATATTTTCATAAAAATACATTAATTTATTGGTTATATTATCAATAGTCACTTCATAATGATTATATTTAGATTTTATTGATATGCCAATAGTTTTTTGTCCTTTAACATCTTCATAAGGAATTAGCCACATTTTTTTATCTTCCAAACAAATACATAATATTAAGTAATTGTCATAATTTATACCATTTAGTTTAAAGTTATAATGTTCTCTATTACCTTTTTTACCTTTTTTACAAGTGCTTTTTACTTGAATTCCTAACCATAGGTCTTCCATACTATCAATTGGTCTTAAAACAATATCAGGTCTACAACCATCAAACGTTTTTTTTACTTGAAAATATTGATTTATAACTTCTATAAAATAATGAATACAATTAAATTCTTGTTCAATTGAACTATTTTTATTTTCTCCACTTCTAAGTTCTTTTAATTTTGCTCCAGTATTATTATTAACACATAAAGGACAATTAATTCCTTGGTTTAAAGAAACAAAATTACCCCAACGAACAATATTACTATGTCCACAAGAAGCAATATAACTAATTTTACTTTCAAAATTAACTTTATTTTTGTCATCATAAATAGTATTAAATTCTTCTTCTGTTATAGCTAAATTACATCCTTTTTCTGAAAGACATTTTATAATAGTTTGAAATGTAAGTAAATTTAAAGCACACGGTTTACATTTTATTCCATTTCCTATTAAAAACATTTTTAATGATACACTATTTGTGTGTCAGCATGTAGCTATATAGTTTAACTTTTGTAACTGATTTGTATATGTTGTATCTAATAAAACACATTTATTAGATTCAAAAATTGTAACAACTTGTTCAAATAAATATCGGGTAGGCATATTGTAAATTATTATTAATTCATATTTATAATAATTTTTTATTTCAATTTTATTTATTAAAATAAATATGATTTATGTATATTATAATGTTTATATAGTATTTTCTAGGTAGACGGTAATGGAACGAGACACAAAGTTACCGAACCCAAACTAGCCACATTATATTTAACAACGAGAGGTAAATCGTTCTCCAAATAAACTTCAATTTTTTGACATAAATTTGTGCATTTAATAAAATATCCAAGATTTTTAAGAGAAAATTCGCCCTGGATAACTTTAGAAGAATCTTGTTTTTGAATAAATTTCATAGATTCATCCGCTTCGGCTCTATGTATTTCAGCCGACGCAAATTGTCCTTGACATTTAAAAATAAGTTCATTTCCAACGGACTTAATTTCGATTTTATCGGAAAGACAAGATAGATCTCTAATGATTTTTTGAAAATCGGCAGATGGGAGATTAATAATAGACGAGAATTTAACATCAGGGACTTCTAGTTCGTCTTGTTCCGGTTCAATTAACTTGAGTTTTTGTGTTTTACATTGTTTAATGTCTCCGTTTTCAAATTTGAATGCTAAATGAGAAACAATTCCTTCAAAATAATCATTATTTTCAATATAAATCGTTAATGTATCGTCGTTATCAATTGAATTAATTAATTTAAATAAATGAAACATATTGACGCCAATAATAATTTTTTCTTTTTTACATTCATAAAATTCAAAATTTGATGCAGCTAAATAAAGATGCACTAAAATAGTGTGAGATTTATCCATATTAATAATTCTAATTCCGTCTGGTTGAAAAGAAATGTTTGTTTCTAAAAGAATATCTTTAAGCGCAGTCATTAAGGTGCGAAAAGGGGCAATTTGGACGGTTTTAATAGTTAAAACATTATTACTTGTAAATGCGTTTATATTGATAATTTGAGACATTATAAATACATTTATATACAATTCTTTAAATACTTATGTTCAAAAATTATTAGTATGTTTATACTAATTTATACTAATATATCTAAAATAAATTTATGGGTTGATTTAATATTATTTAAATTATAATCTGTTATAGAATTATAATCTGTTATAGAATTTCCGGATATCATATAATTCTCTTTATTTAATGCATTAGCAATTGTACTACAAGCTGAGAATCCAAATAATCCTAATTTACAAGAATTTATAATTATTACAGTTTCTTCAAAATTTATAGGATTATAGTAATCAATATGAAGTTTAGTTTTTTCGCAGAAATATGTATAATGTTCTATTTCATTAGATATAAAAATACAATTCTCTAAATTATTATTAATTATTTCTTTTATTTTAATCATATTTTGAGAAGTCATAAATCTATATGGTGTCATATTAACTATAATTTTATCATTCCATTTTATCTCATTTTTAGATTTTAACCACTGATGTTTTCCCCAAGTTATATTATATACACTACTATATATATCTGTCCAGTTATAATTTAATGAAACAAAATGTTCTATATTATATCTCCACATTGATAAATCTATATCAATATTTTCGTCTCTATAAATACAATATTTTTTAATAAATTTTTGTGAAAAAATTACAGAGTATGTGTCATTATATGTATGTTCAATACCAAATAACCACGATTCGCTTGGCAAATTCATAATATATAATTCACCCTTTCTTCCCGTATCATAAAATGTTTCACAAATAACCGATAATTGATTTATAAAGTCCCCTAATTTACCTCCTGATTTATATTTAATTGGATTAAAATCAAATATATCTCTTATATTATCGTTAATTTTGTATTTAGATAATTCAAATTTTATTGGTATATCTAAATCTAAATTAAAATGATCGGCAAATTTTTTATTTGGATTTTTAAATAATTTATTAATTATTTTCTCATAATTAACATCAAAATAAATCATATCATAACTGATAAAAATATAATTGATTTCCGGTATTTTATCGTAAATATCATTTTCTGTATTAATAATAATATAACAATTATTATCTGAATAACTTTTACATTCTTTTATATTTGAATTTTCTAAAATATTAAAATAATTTTTAAGTCTAAATCGTTTTTCATTGTTTTCAAAAATTTCTCTAGATAATTCAATGTATAAATCTTTATTATCATCATTTAGAATATTAAGCCGTTTTATATCATCGGTATCTAACCATATTTTTTTATTAATATATAGCAATAATTTATAAAAAAATGATTTAGTAATTTCTGATACATTTTCATATAAAACATTTATTTCTTTTTGAATCTCAATTAATTTATTCGAGTCTTTTATATATTTATTTTTCAATTCTAATATACTATATTTATCAACTATTTCTCCGATTGATACCTCCACGTAATTTTTAACACTAGACAACTCTTTATTTAATTCATTAAAAATCATTTTAAAATCTAATAAAGAATTTTCATCAAATATAAATTTAAATTCTTTACCACTATTTATATTTTTTATTGTTATAAATAATTTTTTAAAAACATTTGGATATAAATCAGTAAACAAATCATTACTAACAATCATAGTATTATTACAAGACACATAATATCTTTGAGTTAATAATTTCACAATATTTGTTACATTTCCCAAATCTTTATCCTCTCTATCATAATAATTTGATTGAATTATCTCAAAAGTATCATATATTTTATTATTTAAATAAGTATTATTTACATAAAAATCATTAACACCCAATCTTTGTATTTTTGTAAAATTTTTCGTAATTAAATAATCTTCTATAATGCATTCATTAAAGTTATTTTCAATAATAAAAAAATTAATGCTATATTTGTTAAAATCAACACCCTTTAGTACATCTATTTCTGTATTTTCGGTATCAATTGAAACAAAATCTATATGTTTTGGTATATTTTCGTCTTGAAATATAGTATTTAATGATTTTACTTTTACAGAAATGGTTTCGATACTATGAATTAAATGTAGATGTGATTCAATCAATCGTTTATCAATTACTAATGATGATATAGCTGAGACATTATTGCCTTGTAATCTAACGACATTAAATTCTACTTCATTTTTGTCATAGTTTGATGCACCACAATTTATAGTGCGTTTACGACAAGAATTACATATATTAAACGATTCTGGTATTGGTTCAATACATAAAACCTCCCAACCATTGTTTTCGAAATAATACGTATTACTTCCGCTAATACCATCATATGCCCCTACATCAATACAGACACCTTTATATGTATTATCAAAAAATAATGATAAATATTTATCCTCTCCAAATTGCCCATAAAACATTTATATAATATTATTATATAATTAGTATTTAAATACTAATTTATATAATATTATATAAATGTATACAAATTTTCACGGCGAAATACAACAATCAAAATATGTTGATGAGACACTTAGAGAATACTTTCCAGATTATGATTATCGGGGTGTTTTTATAGATATTGGTGCATATGAACCCATAAATATAAGTAATAGTTATCATTTTGAAAAAAATAATTGGAATGTTTATTGTATAGAAGCAAATACAATGTTAATAAATGATTTAAAAAATCAACGACAAAATGTTTATAATTATGCTGTTTATGATAAAAATAAAGATAACATAGAGTTTTCAGTTGTAAAGGCTGGATATGGTGGAGGTTCAGGAATGGGTGGTATTTCAGCGGTTGAATTATCACCACAATATATGAACACATTTTATAATGGTGCAGAAATTATAAAAATAAATGTTGAACAAAGAACTTTAAACTATTTATTTGAAAATGTTATTAAATTAAATACTTTTGATATAGATATTATATCAATTGATGTTGAAGGTGGTGAATTAAATGTGCTAAAAGGATTAGATTTAAACAAATATAATGTAAAAATTTTTGTTATTGAAAATGTATTTAATGATCCATTAATTAGTGATTATTTAAAACAATATAATTATATTTTAGATAAAAGAATAGATTATAATGAATATTATAAAAAATTAGATCAATATGTTAATTAATTATTTCATTTACTATATCATCAATTGAATAATGTTGTTTCCAACCTAGATTATATAATTTTGAAGCTGTTCCGGTTATGTTAATAGGCTGAACATCGATTCCTTTATTACTATTTTCTATTACAGCTACAATTTTGTTATTAGAATATAGAACATTATCAATAACTTCAATATTAATACCATTAAGAGAATACACTTTTAATACAAGATCTAAAATCTTAATGTTCTCTTCACCACTTATAATATAATTATCGCCATTGTATTGTTCTAAAATTATTTTTATAGCTTTACCTGCATCAGATGCGTGTAATATAGTTCTGCTTGAATCTAATGAACCCAGTTTTAATGGTTCATTTGTTTCTTTCCATTTTTTAGAATGGTCAGCTATTTTTCTCAATAAAAAATTACCGTTTTTATATTTCGATTCAATCGTAAAAAATACACCATTAGAAAAAGGAAGATCATATGTTAGTCTATAAAATTCAACAATTGAATGTCCCATTATTTTTGCTATTGAATATGGATGGGTATGATACATATTATGGTCATCTTCTTTAACATCGTAAATTATATGACCCTTAAACATTTCACTACTTGATGCATTAAACAACTTTGTTTTCCATTTATTTTTGTAAATTATATTACATATATTTGTTACTGTCATTCCATTTAACTCGAGTGTATAAAGTGGTTCTTTAAATGCTTCTATTGAACTCGATATGCCTGCCAAATGGATAATTATATCAGGTTTAATAATATGTAAATTTAATTCTAATTGTTTATTATCTCTAATATCAAAATAGAATTTCGTAATATTGTTGTTAGAACTATTTTGTTTATGAGCAAATCCAAATAAATTATATTCATTAGAATATTCTTCTAAAACATATTTAGCAATCATTCCATTACAACCAGTAACTAATATTTTTTGTTTTTTACTGTAAATTTCAAAATGAGGAAAGGGAAAAATAAGTTGTCCTCCTTTTTCTAAATATTCATCTTCTCTCTTTATAATTTCATCCCTAAAATGCCATGGTAATACTAATAGATAATCGGGTGAATTTACTCTCATTGTTTCTTCCGAAATAATTCCTATTCCGGTAGAAGTCATTTTACCGATTTTATTTAAATTTCTTTCGACCGCGTATTTAATTTTACTTTCATTAATTTTACCATATTGTAGCAAACAATTTCCTTTTGTAGAAGCACCATATATATATATATTTTGGCCACTTTGATTGACTGTATCTATAAATGTATTTAATTTTAACACTTCATCATCGCAATTATTTAAAAAATGTGAATATAACTCGGGATCTCTAATTTTATAAGTATCTTCATCTTCAATAATTTTATTAATTAACTCTGTAGATTCTTCATATAATTGAGAATATTTTTTAGCAAAATAAATTCGAAAGCTGCCGCCATTGCATTCATTAAATTTAATATCAATAATCTTAAAATTAGCTAAATCAGATATATACTTAATCGCTGTTAACGAATAGTATTCAAGATGTTCGTGACAGATTGTATCAATACTATTTCTACGCAACATAGTAATAATATAACTCTGTTCGCACGTCCAAATACCATTATCGTCTAAAATATTATAAATATCTTTTGCAAATTGAACTGGGTCAGGTAAATCATAAAACATAGAAATAGATGAAACTATTTTAGGTTTTAAATCTTTATATACATTTCTAAAATTATCATATGTAAAATAAGTTGGTATTAATTCTACATCACCGTAAAATTCTTGAAATTGCTTTCCAGTTGGATCAACACCAATTCTTTTAAATTTTTTATTATAATTTTGTAACATTGTAGAATCGTTGCTACCAATATCAACAATCGTATCTCCTTCATTAAGATTAATTTTAGATAAAATTTCTTCTTGATAATGTTTTAAATGTTCTCTCATAGTATTACTAATACCAGAACGATAACCATATTCGTGTTCATATAATTCAGAAGCATTTGTTGAATATTTTAATTGAACTAGACTACATTTTTCACATAGTGATAACACAATTGGTGTTGTAGGAGTGCTAAAATCACCATATAAAGGAAATCTAGAAGTGATTACTTGATTTCCAATATTAATAACATCAATTAAATCTGGATTTTTACATATTCTACACTCTTTACAAATACATTGTATTTCAATCATAATTTATAAAATATAATTATATTTAAGTATTAAAATAACAAAATAATTAATTTACTATTTTTACCTTAGGAACTCTTTTTTTTCCATAGCCGTGTATTTTACGCGCTTTTTGAGCCGCTTTATAACCCTTTGAACCTGGTTTACATCCTTCATTTAATATGTCATAATCAACCGCGCCAGCTTTTCCCGATGTTAATGCACTAGCTAAACGTGCTATTCCCCACGATTGGGCGGTTTGATTAGGTCGTGAACCTGATGAGTAATAAGCTCCAGCACCTTTACTAATAATTTGTGCTAAAGCCGATTTCGAACAACCCGTTTTCCTTGCTAATTCATTAGTTGCACCAATTTTTTCAACATTATACATTTTTTTAGCATTTAAAACGTGCGAAGATGGTTTTGATTTAAATGACTTAACTGATTTACGTGTATAATATTTACCTTTTAAATACATTTTTTTCGATTTTAGCAACATTTTTGATTGTTTTTTTTTATCTTTGAATGATAGTCTTTTTGGTAAATATCTTAAACTAGTTTTCTTAATCTTATGTATTTTTTTACGCGTATTCATAATATAATAATATATTATATAAAAGTAACTTAAAGACTAACAAAATTATTGTAGTAATGGAAGAAACAAAAATGAATGAAATTGTTCATATGATTAATGAACTAAAAATAAAGTATAATGATAATCCGTATATGATTCAAAGATTAGAAACACATTTATTAGATTTACCTGATATTTTAGATCGTGAACATAAAAAATATAATGAACGTGTTAGTAGATTTAATGAACTAACATTTGAGCAAGATAATTTTTATAAAGTGTTTTTAAGTAAGCATCAGTATTATTATATGCCATATAATAGTATTTATTATGAATACGATGGAAAGACATATAAGATAGTAAAAGACGATGATATTCACTATAGATTGCTATCAACCATAACAGATGAGGGAAAATTAATTCAATGGAAGCATAAAACAAAACAGAATATAATTAAACAAATTAAAGAGAGATCATTATTTAAATCAACTCCTGAAACATATACAATACAAAATGTTCTCGGTTTTTTACAAACTATTTTTCACACAAAAACAGAGGCGAAATATTTTTTAACTGTTATAGGCGATTGTATTTTAAAAAAAAATAATGATAATTTGTTATATTTTGTTAGTTCAAATCTTAAAAAATGTATTATACAAATTGATTCTATTGTTTATATTACAACTGGTAATTCAATTATGAATAATTTTATTACAAAATATCACGATAGCCATAAATTACATTTATATCGTTTGATTAAAATAAACGAATCAACCAATTCATTATCGAGTGATATTATTAAAAATGTTTTAAATACAATTGGTATAGATTTTCTATGTGTTGCAGCGCATTATTCGGAAAGATATGGTAACTCTGATAACTATTTTACAAGATTACAAAATACAAAAGATGAAGACAATATTAAAAATAAAGTGTTTTATTTTGTTGAAAATCCATTACAATCAATAATCAATCATTTTATAGAACAATGTATTGAAGTTGTTAGTTTAAAGGGTTTACAAGAATGTGAAATTTCTTGGAAAAATATGCATTATATCTGGAAACTATATTTATCACATACAAATATTCCTAATATGATTTATTCCCAACAATTACACGATATATTAATGAATAAACTGAATTATAAAATGGATTCGGGAAATATTATATTTACAAATATAACTAGTAAATATTTACCAAGTGTTAGTTCGTTTCTGTCTTTTTGGGAAAAACATATAACCATCACAAATGATTTAAATATGGATGATGAATATGAGATTGATGAATTAACCACATTATATAAATTTTACGATAAAAAGGGTAGTCAAATGTCAGATATAAATATGATTAAAATGATTTGTCATTATTTTTCTCCACAAGTTGAAGTAATTGACAATAAGTATATTACAAATATTAAATGTAATTTGTGGTGTAAACACGATGACATTCAACATTTTTTGGCACAATATAAAACAAGTTCTTCAAATACAAGTTCTGAAAATCTAATAAGTTTTGACGACTTATATCAATCATATAAAATATATTTTAATGCAAAAGCTACCGTAGATAAAAAAACATATCCTATTGTTTCTAAACAATTTTTTGAAAAGTTTATATTAACTGAACTAACAAACTATATTAAATTTGAAAAATTTGTTAGTTCAGAATGGTTATAAAATAATTTATATAAATTTATAAATTATTTATTAAATGTTTTAAATTTAAGAAGCACCTAGAGCTCTATTTAAAGGATTACCAACATCATAAATATCCGACGGAGATAATGCAAATCTCTGACTTGTAGTTCCGCCTCTCATTCCTCTTCTTCTTCTTTTTCCTCCAGTCATACCAGCTCTCATTTGAACATCTGTGGAACCGCCACCAAAGTCTGTGATTCCAGCGCCGCTAATTCCACCAGATCCGCTAAGATTATCTCCTCCCCAACTAGCAGAACCAGAAGTATCTAATGGTAATCCATACCCAGAACCACCAGCCATACCGCGACTGCGACTGCGACTGCGACCACCCGTAAGCGTTAAGCTATCATTAATCCCCGCTGGATGTAATGGAGAATGCATTCCTCCTCTCATTTTCTTACCTTTCTTGCCTTTTCTGCCACGTTTCTTGGTACCAGTTTTAACAAACCCAAAATGTCCTTTTTCGGTTCCATAACCATATTCTAATAGGCGGTTGTGTTTTTTAGAGCTTACACTTTTTTTCTTAGACACAATTCTCCTGTGTTTATTCATAATTAAATCCGATCTTTGAAGACCTCCAGGTGTTTTTTTAGCAGTTCCATTCCAAACTTGACGACGAGAACCAATAGTTTGACTAACCATTATAAAATAATCAAAGAAAAAAAATAAATTTATCTAAATAATAATTAAAACGCATTTAAAATCGGTTTCTTAGTGGTCTTGGTAATCCACCCGGCTGACCTTCCCATCCACCGAGGTAATTTATGGTAACTGGTTTATAAAAATTACCATAAGTGATTTTTCCTCCTAAAGTTCC